TTAATCTTCCAAAGCATCTAAATACTCTAAAAAAGCCTGACAGCCCTCAACGATATCCCAGTAAGTCTCGTCAAAATTTCCAGTGTACCACGGATCTTTTATGTCGCGCGGATGGCCAGTAAAATCCAGCAGACGATAGATTTTGTGTTCGGTATCCATGCCGATCAATGATTGAATGTCTTCAATGTTGCTGTCATCCATTGCCAGGATATAATCAAAACACGCATAATCATGCGGGCGTATACGGCGGGAATAATGCTCTTCAAACGGCACATGCATGGATTTCAGCATTTGGCGTGTTCCATGATGAATACCGGCATGGCACATCTCGTTGTATCCTTCCGTGGCCGCGGAATCTATTTCAAAATGATCTGCCAGTCCTTTTTCTGCGACCATTTGTTTCAACACAAACTCCGCCATCGGCGATCGGCAAATATTTCCAAGACAGACAAATAAAACTTTAATCATTGCACCTTATTTCTGATCATTCAAGACTTCCCAGTGGCCACCTTTGTCCGGTCCGACACGGCGAATAAGCCCTTTTTCTTTCATCTGGCGCATGTTTTTTTCTACACCGGCAATGCTTAAACCGGTTATTTCAGATAATTCTCTGGTGGTAATATAAGGATTATTTGCAATAATCTGCAAAATTTTCTCCTTACTTTTCTCCTTACTTTTCTCCTTACTTTTCTCCTTACTTTTTAGGGCATCATTTGTCTCGGAGATGGTTTTTATCTGCATTTCGCGATTATCCAACAGATTCTTTTCACCTAACAACAGATTCCCGAAAAATTTATTTAGATATTCCATTGTATAATAAATATCTTGATTCAGATTTTGATAATTTGCCCGTACCAAAGCATTACGAAAATACTTGGAATTTTGCTCAAAAAGATCGTTATTGGTTACAAATCCCAAAGTATAAAGATATTTAATGATAAAAACCGCAGTTGCACGGGTGTTTCCCTCACCGAAGGGATGGATTTGCCAGATTCCAGACGTAAATTTAGCCAGTTGTTCCACTTTTTCACGTTTAGACAGCCCTTTATAATTAAACTTTTTTTCCTGCCCAAAATCATAATCAAGCGTTTCCATAATACTGTCAGCCCGACCGTAAATAACCGTATCACCGTTTAATATCGGTTCTTTTTTGGTAATATCGTATGCGCGGATTTTGCCGGCAATCTCATCATCAAATATTCCGCTAAACAAAGCCTTATGAATGGAAATTAATTCAGCGGGACTGAAAGAAAAAGTATGTGTGCTTAAAAGTTTTGCAATTCGAGCAGAAACCTCATCCGCTTCTTTTTCATTATGCTCCTTGAGGGTTTTAGCCGGATTTTTTTTGTAATACTGACTGACCTGCTCGCCGGCCTCATCAATAGAGATTTTTCCTTCAATATTATCCTTTGCAACTTCAATCAGATATTTGGACGGGGTCAGATTATCAACCTGCTGTAAACCAATGGCAACACCCCAGTTTTCAGCCTTTTGTGATTTTTCCGGTTCCCCTTGCTTTTTATACTCTTCAAAATGTTCCATAATACCTCCGGCAATAACTGGCTAAGTATAACCAAACAGACGGTAAAAATCAAGTTAACACGACAAATTATAAGCAATTTCAGCGGATAAACTTATTTATTAGCATATCATACGTTGTTTCGTCCATATCATACCAATTCGGCTGTTCAGACAGATCAACGAAGTATTTTTTTGTCAGTTCTCGCAAATCATACTCTCCTTGGTCCCAAATGACAGGATAGCCTAATTTTCTAAGCCGTATAAATGCACGCATGGCATAAACAGTATTGCGGTGACAGCGGAAAAAATAGAAAACCCATTTGTTGGAGGCATACTGCTGATAATTCTTTTTATCATAACCTACATTTTTGTGATTATAGCCTTGCTTCCATAAAAAGCCTGGATTAAAGTTACCTACAGATGTTTCCCAGGGATGTCCCAGATGGACATAGTTAAACAGCCACCACTTAAACTCTTCTGGACTATCGTGATCTCGGTCGGCCAAAACACCTTCCGGATGTCCGTAGTCAGAATAAAACATTTGCCTTCCATCCATTGTCCTTCGTGCAACTTCTTCCGGCTCCATGTCTTTGAAATTAACCAGTCTGTCTTCATATCCAAAACGTTTTGAAAAACCATTCTCATCGCAAAAAGCCAATTCTATTTCTTTAACCAGTTCAAAATATTTGTTTAAGGTTAAATTTTCGATAGGCCGTGGAAGTTTGCCTTGCAACTGCATCATTAAATATCTATGGACTTCTTTTCTTTCTTCATCTGATAGGAAAAAACTTCCCAATCCGAATATTCTTTTTGTTCTACTCATTTAATTTACCTTTCTATCTCTCGGTTTATCCATCTGCATGCGCGCTTCCTTAGGCAATCAGAATGCCTGTTTCAAGAGACTTAATTTTTATGTTCATTTCTTATTCTCCGTTTTTCAAACCATTGCTCAGATTTGGTTTCCGTATTCATCTCCCATAATTCCTCAAAACGCTGTTGATAAATTTTTGCATAATCAGGTTCATTTATCAAAAACAAGCAATTTTCGCTGTTTTTGTTGGTAGCAGCATTCGTCCAGTTGAACGAACCGGTTGATGCGGATTTTCCGTCAAAGACAGCAAATTTGTTATGTTCAATCTTATTTTTTGTATGCACTCGGATATCCAGGCCATTGCTATGCATTTCCTCAACTTTTGAGTACTTTCCGGAAGCTTGCAACTTATCTGTCAGGATACGAATGAAAACATCCCTTTGTCTGGCTCTGTACAAAGCATCTATAATTCGTTGATTGTTTATGGAATACACAGCAACATCAATAGAGTTCTGGCTGTTATTAATAAGTTCGATAATTTTTTCTTCACACACTTTTGACGGAGTAAAAGCTATTTCCACCACGGGATGGGCGGTCTGAACCGTTAAGCAGTAATATAAAAGTGCATAAAAAAATATTTTTAGCATCAACCCACATATAAAAAGACCACCTTGGAATTAAGGCGGCCGGAGAGTTAAGAAATCATCCTTATGAGTTGATCCTTTTAGCCTTTTGAAGTCCGGGGACTCCTGTTGCATACGCTAAAAGCTCCCCGACCAAAACACAGTTTCAATCGGGGATATATTCATCACCGCCCGCAAAATGCAGGCGACAAATCTAACGGCGAATATCCCACGCCGCATAAGGAAAGGTTTCTTACGACCTCCGCGCCATTTTTCCGGCGCTAAGCACAGACAGTAACCCCATGCCTATGCATACACTACAATAATAATGTAAAAAATCAATAAAGAAATTTTATCTCCGAACCAGCCACATGCCGTTTTTTGCAGCGCCTATTCGGGCGACTTTCTTCTCTTTAACAAGCTGATACAGCCTCCATTCCACCGATTTTGGCGTAATTTCAAGAGCCAGTGCCAGCTCATTCATTGTCATTTTCGGATTATTTGAAAGTAAATCAAGGATTTTCTTACGTATTTCTTCCCTGTTTTTCTTTCCTGTTATCCGATTATTGGGGATGATTTTTCTAAAACCGAGAAAATCACGAATAAAGTCGTAGTTTTCCAACAACTTAAGCAAATCATAGGCCTTCAATCCAGTACCTTTGTTGTACCAGTTGCGCACTGTATACAAATTTAGGGAAAGATCATGAGCGACATGTTTTGATACATTGCGTCGATAATGCTCTGCGAGCATTCTTTTCAGCGCTTCAGATAAATCCCAGTTGTTTGTAAAAACAATGACGTCAAGTGTTTTTTTGCACCACTTCTGGTGCTTTTTAGTATTAGACATTTTATATCCTTTCATTAACAATTAAAAAGAAATGGTACAATGCCATTGAAAATTTTTAATGTTAAGAAGAGAAAAATATGCTGTTAAACTATACAAAAATGGAGGAGAAAACAAAAGCGGCCGTATATGTGCGCATGTCGACGGAACACCAGAAATATTCCCCGGAAAATCAAATGGCGGCAATACGAGACTATGCGGATAAGCACGGCTACGAAATAATACAAATATATTCTGATGAGGGGAAAAGCGGCTTAAATATTGCCGGTAGAGCATCTTTGCAACGGATGATTGATGATGTTCAAAACAAAAACGTCAAATACAAGGCCATATTGGTTCTGGATGTCACGCGTTGGGGAAGATTCCAAGATGCGGACGAAAGCGCCTACTACGAATATATATGCAAGCGTTCCGGGGTTCGCGTGCAGTACTGTGCCGAGCAATTTGAAAATGACGACAGTCCGATATCCACTATTGTCAAAGGCGTGAAAAGAACAATGGCCGCAGAATACAGCCGAGAACTGTCGGGCAAAGTATTTACGGGACAGTCAAGACTTATAACACTGGGATACAGACAGGGCGGCCCCGCCGGATACGGCTTGAGAAGAATGTTGATTGATGAACATGGAAATCATAAGGGAATTTTGGCGCGGGGTGAACATAAGAGCATTGCAACAGATCGGGTAATCTTGGTGCCGGGATCTGAAGAAGAACAGGAAAACGTCCGTTGGATGTACAGGGCGTTTGTCTGCGAAGGCAGAAATGAAGGATGGATAGCTGATGAACTGAACCGCAGGGGTGTTAGAACGGATCTAAACAAAGAGTGGACCAAAGCAACGGTTCGGGAAGTTCTCAGCAACGAAAAATATATAGGGAACAATATATTCAACCGCATATCATTTAAGTTAAAAATAAAAAGGGTACGCAATCCAGAAGACATGTGGATCAGGAAAGATCAGGCTTTTCAGGGTATCGTCGATCCCAGTCTGTTTTTTATGGCTAAAGGGATATTTGCCGCCCGATGCAGAAAACTCTCCGATGAAGAAATGTTGCAAAAACTTAAAGAATTGCAGAATAAAAAAGGATATTTATCAGCCATAGTCATAGATGAGGCAGAAGACATGCCTTCCAGCGCAGCTTATTCGGGACGGTTTGGCGGATTGGTGCGCGCCTACCGGCTGATTGGTTTTGATCCGGGACGGGATTTCAGATATGTCGAGATTAACAGATATCTGCGGGAATTGCATCAGGAAAATATCCAAGACACCATACAAAAGCTTATGGATTGCGGAGCGGAGGTTAAACTAAATGAAAGTGGAAATTTGCTTAATGTTAACGATATGTTTTCCGCATCTTTGGTTATTTGCCGATGTAACAGCCTAAACAATGGGAAATACCGCTGGAAAGTACGTTTTGACACGATTCTCAATCCTGATGTAACCATCGCCGTCAGGATGAAGGCGGATAATGCCGGCGTATTAGACTATTACCTGCTTCCTTCACTGGATTTTAGACTTCCAAATATAAAATTGGATGAACACAATGCAGGATTTATCGATTCTTACCGTTTTGAGAACATGGACTATCTTTACGAAATGGCGAAATGCATATCTATCCGGGAGGTAAAACAATGAACAGAGAATTGCGCAACGTGGAAATCAATAAAATTTTCGTGCTGAATCCAAGAGAACGTAACAAACAAATAGCCAAAGAAATCCGTCAGAATATTGAAGATGTTGGATTAAAGCGCCCGATTACGATTTCCAAAAAAGCTGTTCCACAAGATGGATATGAATATGATTTAGTTTGTGGACAAGGCAGGCTTGAAGCCTATATGGCAAAAAATCAAACAACTATTCCTGCTATTATTGTCGATGCCAATGAGGAAGATTCTCTTATCATGAGTCTGGTTGAAAACATCGCCCGCAAAAATTACCAGCCGTATGAACTGTTTAAAAATGTGAAACAGTTGAGAGACAATGGTTACAATGCCAATGAAATAGCGGAGAAAACAGGATTGGGAAAGGATTACATCAACCAAATGTTAAAATTGCAGGATCGTGGCGAAGAAAGATTAATTAATGCCGTTGAAACAAACAAAGTACCGCTGAACGTTGCAATTCAAATCATAGAAATGCCGGACAGCGAAATGCAATCACTGTTGCAGGATGCCTATGAACAAAATCTAATCCGCGGAAATAAAATCGGACAAATAAAAAAAATCATAGAACAGCGTAAAAAAAGCGGAAAAGGCCTGCGCTCAAGAGCGCATCAGCACAAACCTTTGTCTCCGGCGGATTTAAACAAGATATATGAACAGGAAATAAGCAAAAAGCGTTTGCTGATCAGAAAAGCGGATAAAGTAGAAAGTACGCTTATATTCTTGATTGAAAGTTTTAAGAAACTTTTGGCAGACAGTAATTTTGCCAACCTGTTAAAAGCTGAAAATTTAGAAAAATTGCCGCAATTTATATCGGAAAAGGTCAATCAAGATGTCTGAACAACTATTGCTTCCCGCCTTTGAAAACGAAATTCTCGAGATTAATATTGAAGAATTGCATTTTTCTAAGGACATTCCTCCTCAATTATTAATGGGTAGAAAATTTCAGGTTATTCTCGCCTCAATAAAGGAAGTAGGAATTATCGAACCTCCCGTTGTTACGGTGAAAAATGGAAAATATCTCCTGCTTGATGGACATCTGAGAGTTTCAGCGCTCAAACAACTTGGTTTTTCAACGGTCAGTTGTCTAATGTCCAAAGATGATGAAGCCTTTACCTACAATAAACATGTCAATCGTCTTTCCAATGTCCAAGAGCACAAAATGATCGTCAAAGCCATAGAACGCGGAGTCACGCCTGAGCGGCTCGCAAAAGCCTTGGATTTTGACGTTGCAAACATTATCAGAAAAAAGAACCTGTTAGATGGTATCTGTGCCGAAGCAGCGGAAATACTCAACGATAAAATCATCTCCGGCAGTGTCTTCACATATTTAAAGAAAATGAAGCCGCAACGCCAAGTCGAAGCCGCGTACCTTATGACGGACATGGGAAATTTCAGCGCAAAATTCGCTCGTTCCATTTGGCTGGCAAGTTCTGACAAACAATTGGTAAATCCTATTAAACGTTCTTGCACGTTGGATATGGAAAAGCTTGGACGGCTCGAAAATGAAGTGTCTAAAATCCAAGGAGAATACAAAATTATGGAAGACAAATACGGTATTGACGTCCTCAATCTAACTTTGGTAAAAGGATACATTAGAAGTATTTTCGCCAATCCCAGAGTTGTCGGATACCTCAAAACGCACGAACCGGAAATTTATCAGCAGTTTGCCTCTATTGTGGAGCTTGACAGCATCAATACCGACAATGACAGCCTTATTCAAAGAGCGACATTTTAATCATTTTGGGGAATGACGGAAGCAATTATATGAAAATACGCATTTTATCTGATTTGCATCTGGATATAAACCAGAAAATTCCCTTTTTATTGGAAGACAAGGAAATTTTTACAGTATTATGCGGTGATATTTCAGGAAATCCCGAACAAACAATAGAATGGATAAATCAAAACATAAAACAAGGCGTTTTTGTTGAAGGCAACCACATTGGCTACGATTCGCAACATTCAATCCAGTATATAGAGAACCTCTTGTCCTACGAGTATCCAACCATCGCCACGGTGACATACCTCAAAAATGATTTCAAAATGGTAGACGACATTGTTTTTGTCGGTGGAATTTTATGGACGGATTTTAACTTATATGGCAAAGCATTTCAGACACTGCATAAATTATATGCTTCTCAGTTGATGAATGATTTTCGCTATAACTACACCAACACCAAGCATATCAAAGAAGAAAACAGAAAAAACTTTCAGGAATTGGTGGCCAAAGAATGGATTCGCCAACTTCGTCCCAGCGATACTGAAAAAATGTTTAACTCCACTCTGAAAAGCATAGATCATGCATGCCAAAAATTTCCTAACAAAAAAATTGTTGTGGTTACGCACCAGGCTCCAAGCATAAAGTCCATTCCAGATGTCTATCTTTCTGACAAAACAACTCCGGCCTTTGCCAGCAATCTGGAACAATTTATCTTAAACCGCCCCAATATTAAACTTTGGTGTCATGGCCACATTCATACTGCCTGCGACTATCATATTGGCAATTGCCGCGTGATTTGTAATCCTAGAGGTTATGTAAGTTTAGGAGAGAAAAGTGAATTTAAATACAATTTTATAATAAAGTTATGATTTAATACTTAAAATAAAAGTTTTTATGAAAAATCAAATCTGTAAGTATTTTTATCCATTCACTTGCAATAAAAAATATTATTATGTATTATACTTGAGGATTATTGTATTATGGAGTGTTTTATGGCATATCAGAGTGAAGCCGAATTGGAAAATTTGTTGATAGAACAACTGAAAAATCAGGGATACGAATCAGCAAACATCCAAAATTACGAAGAACTAGAGGCAAATTTTAAAGAGCAATTTGCTCGCTTTAATGCTGCAAAATTAGATAAGCCATTGACAGATAAGGAGTGGGAACGTGTCTTTAATCATCTCTTAGGCAAGAGCGTATTTCAAAGTGCTAAAATTCTCCGTGATAAATTTATATTGGAACGAGATGATGGTAAAAAAGTTTATCTATCGCTTCTTGATGAAGATCATACAAAGAATATTTTTCAAGTTACACATCAAACAACTGTTGTTGGGAAATATGTAAATCGTTATGATGTGACGCTTCTAATCAATGGTCTCCCTCTAGTTCAAATAGAATTAAAACGTCGTGGCATAGATATTAAAGAGGCTGTTAACCAAGTTATGCGATACAAAAAGCATTCATATAATGGCCTTTATCATTTTATTCAAACATTTGTGGTATCAAATGGTGTAGATACAAAATATTTTGCTAATTCTGATAAGGAACTATTATACAGCCTCGCATTTTTCTGGACAGATGAAAACAATATTCGGATTACTAATTTAAAAGAATTTTCCGTTAGTTTTTTGGCCCGTGATCATATTATCAAAATGCTTACAAAATTTACAATTTTGAATGATACTGATAAATTAATGATGATCATGCGTCCATATCAAGTGTATGCCGTTGAAGCACTAGTGAGACAGGCAACATTAACTGATAAAAATGCCTATATTTGGCACACTACTGGAGCTGGTAAGACTTTAACTTCGTTCAAAACAGCACAAATTCTTGCCTCTAATCCAAATATCAAAAAAGTAATATTCCTTGTCGACCGTAAAGATCTAGATTCTCAAACAACAGAAGAATTTAACAAATTCGAAACAGGCTCTGTGGACGCTACAGACAAAACAAATATACTTGTAAAACAGATAAAAGACAAAAACAAACAACTTATTGTCACAACCATTCAAAAGATGTCTAATGCTATTAAGCGTCCGCAACATGCAAAAATAATGGAATTGTATAAAGATGAAAAGGTTGTGTTTATTATTGATGAATGCCATCGTAGTCAATTTGGCGAAATGCATAAAGACATTGTAAGACATTTTCGTAAAGCACAATTTTTTGGTTTTACCGGGACACCACGCTTTGAAGAAAATGGAAAAATTGAAGGAAAAATCCTACAAACAACCGGAAAGTTGTTTGGCTCCTGTTTGCATAATTATCTTATAAAAGATGCCATTTTTGATAATAATGTTCTTGGGTTTCATGTTGAATACATCAAAACAATTGAGGGTAATTTTGATGAAAATGATCCAACAAAAGCAGAAGCGATTGATATTAATGAACTTTATATGGCTGACGAACGTATGACAATGATTGCCAATCACATTATCTCCAACCATATGGCCAAGACAAGAAATGGGCAATACACTGCTATTTTTGCAGTATCATCAATTCCGATGCTCATCAAATATTATGATATTTTCAAAAAAATAGATCATAAATTAACGATTAGTGGTATCTTTTCATATGGTCAAAATGAGGATGCTGAAGGCAAAGACGAACATAGTCGTGACGCTTTGGAACGAATTATTAATGATTATAACCAAACATTTTCTACTAATTTTTCCACAGACACATTCCACGCATACCACAAAGATATTTCTGACCGTGTTAAAGGAAAAAAGACCAAATCTTTAGATATCTTGCTTGTTGTAAATATGTTTTTGACTGGATTTGATAGTAAACCATTATCAGTTTTATATGTTGATAAAGATTTGAGATATCATGATTTACTTCAAGCATATTCTAGAACCAATCGCGTAGAAAAAGAGACAAAACCTTTTGGAATCATTATTTGCTATCGAAATTTGAAAAAAAACACCGACGACGCTATAGCATTATTTTCTCAAGGACAAAATGATAGCGTATTAACCCCGGGTTATGAATACTTTGTGAACAAATATAACGAAGTTGTCTTAAAAATCAGAGATATTGCCTTAGAACCATCAGCAATTGATACATTGCAGGATGAGAATGAACAACGAAAATTTGTAGAATTATTCCGTGAACTGACCAAATATTTAAACTCCTTGCGTACATTTATCGAATTTAGCATCGATAGTGAAGCACTATTAATGAGAGATCAGGAATATCAAGATTACAAAAGCAAATATTTAATGCTTTATCACAAAACTATAACGGAAAAAGAGGTCGTATCCGTTTTGAATGATGTCGATTTCTGTATAGAGTTAATGGAAAGTAACCGAATTAATGTTGCTTACATTATGAATCTTATCCGCAATATTCATTTTGATGATCCAAAACAAAAAAGTTATGATATCAAACAAATTGAAGATGAATTGGATAGAACAGATAACCCGTTATTGCTACGCAAAGTTGAACTCCTGCGTTCTTTCTTGGATCAGGTTGTCAAAGGTCTAAGTAACGGAGATGAAATCGATGCGGCATATAATGATTTTGAAAATGCAGAAAAGAATAAAGAAATTCAAGAATTTGCCCAAAAAGAAGATGTAGATGCCCAAATATTGACCGACGTGATCTCTGAATTTGAGTTTTCGGGCGTTATTAATACTGGTGGTATCCGTGATAGAATTAAAACTCCCATGCCTCTTCTTAAAAAGCGGGCGCTTGTCTCTCGTATTGTCAACTTCATCAAAAATCTTGCAGAAAAATTTCAATAAGAAAGGAACTAAACTATGGATAACATCCAAACCCATCAAAAAGAATTATGTAATAAACTCTGGAGCATGGCCAATGCTCTGCGTGGCAACATGGAAGCCTATGAGTTTAAAAACTACATTTTGGGAATGATTTTCTACTATTACCTTTCTGATAGAACAGAAAAATACATGGCCAAAATTTTACATGATGACGGCCTGAGTTATGAAGAGGCATGGAATGATCCAGAATTGAAAGAAGCCGTCATTGAAGAATCTTTGCGAGATTTAGGCTTTGTTATTGAGCCGCAATATTTGTTCCGAAAAATGGTTAATATGGTCGAAAACCGTTCTTTTGATATCGAATTTCTGCAAAAAGCAATTAACAATCTTATGGCATCTACTCAGGGTAATGAGTCAGAAGAAGATTTTGACGGACTGTTTTCTGATATGCAACTCGATTCAACTAAGCTAGGACATACAGTAAAAGACCGCTCCTCTGTTATGGCAAAAATCATATCCGCTTTGGATGAAATTGAGTTTGGCGTTGAGGATACTAAAATTGACATTTTAGGTAATGCATATGAATACTTAATCGGACAATTTGCGGCTACCGCAGGTAAAAAAGCTGGCGAATTTTATACTCCTGCAGCTCCAGCCGAATTGTTGTGTCGCTTAGCCTGCTACGGTCTGACGGATGTAAAAGCTGCCGCTGATCCCACTTGTGGTTCAGGTTCATTATTGTTACGTTTGAAAAAATATGTAAATGTCCGCAACTATTATGGCCAGGAATTAACTTCCACAACATATAACCTCGCCCGAATGAATATGATTTTGCGTGGCATTCCCTATCAAAATTTTGAAATTTATAATGGCGATACTTTAGAACATGACTATTTTGAAGAAAAGGCCAAAGATAAAAAATATCGTATTCAGGTAGCAAACCCACCATATTCTGCTCATTGGTCTGCTGATGACAAATTTTTAGAAGATGAACGTTTTAACGAATATGGCAAACTTGCTCCCAAAAGTAAGGCTGACTTTGCATTCGTTCAACACATGGTTTATCACATGGATGAAGATGGTCGTATTGCAGTTCTTCTTCCTCATGGTGTTCTTTTCCGTGGCTCATCTGAAGAGACAATTCGCAAATATTTAATTGAAAAATTGAACATTTTGGATGCTGTTATCGGTTTGCCGGCTAACTTGTTCTTTGGAACAGGTATCCCTGTATGCGTGCTCGTGTTAAAGAAAAACCGCAATGCCAACGCAAATAACATTTTATTTATTGATGCATCTAAAGAGTATGAATCCGGTAAAAATCAAAACATTTTAAGAGAATGCGATATCGATAAAATTGTGGAAACCTACGTAAAACGTGAAGATGTTGAAAAGTATGCCCACGTTGCAACAATGGAAGAAATCGCAGAAAATGGCTTCAATTTAAACATTCCAAGATATGTTGATACATTTGAAAAAGAAGAAGAAATTGATTTAAATGCTGTTTCTGGAGAAATCAAAAACCTTCAAGCAGAAATAAAAGATATCAATGCACAATTAAAACCATACTTTGATGAATTGGGTTTGGATTTCCCATTCGCTGAGGAGAATTAAGCCATGGAAAATATCGAAAATAAAATACCAAATGGCGAAAATCAAGATACGCAAAATTCTTCTTTTTTTTCCGAAAATGTATCCTCAAGTAATGGTCTTGAACCGAAGATTCGCTTTGTTAATTTTAAAGAAAATTATCGCCCACTCAAAATAGGAGATATTTATGCAGAACGATCTGAACGAGGAGCTGAAAATATGGAGCTTCTATCAGTTACAATTAATGAAGGCGTAAAAAAACGTATGGATATAGACGGGAAAGATACATCAAGTGAAGATAAGAGCAATTATAAAATTGTCCATACTGGAGATATGGTATATAATTCAATGAGAATGTGGCAAGGAGCAAATGGCATCTCTGATTATGATGGAATAGTAAGTCCAGCTTATACAGTCCTAAAATCTAAAGGGAATATTCATAATCAATATATTGGCTTTTTGTTTAAAAATAGTGAATTAATAAATAAATTCCGCAAGAATTCGCAAGGATTGACATCTGATACTTGGAATCTTAAGTATCCACAAATCGCATGTATAAAAATAAACATTCCATCACTCGACGAGCAACAAAAAATTGCAGATTTTCTCTCGCTCGTTGACCAACGTATCGAAAAACAGCGGCAGTTGGTTGAGAGCTTAAAGAAGTATAAAAGAGGTTTAGTTTTTCATTTATTTAATAAAAATAATCCAATCAATAAAAGTATACCTATGCGTGATTTACTAACCGAAATTAATGATAGAAACTCTGTGGGATTACGTGTTTGTTCTGTGGCAGTCATAAAAGGAATAGTTGATCAAATAGAACATTTGGGAAGAAGCTTTTCTGCCTCAGATACATCAAAATACCGAAGGGTACATTTTGGTGATGTTGTATATACTAAAAGTCCAACTGGTGATTTTCCTTTTGGGATTGTAAAGCAAAGTAAAATAAAAGAAGATGTTGCCGTATCTCCATTATACGGGGTATATAAACCATCTAGTTACTCAACAGGCAATTTATTGCACTTATATTTTGAACAATATCAGTATGCTAATAATTATATTAGATCGTTAGCCCAAAAAGGAGCAAAAAACACAATAAATATAACCACCCAGCATTTTTTAGAAAAAAATATTATATTTCCTTATAATGAGGTAGATCGGGTATATTTTTCAAACTTTTTTGAAAAATTAAATAAATTAATAAAATTTAATGAGGGCGAATTGGAAAAAGCTCAATCTTTAAAAAAAGGTCTTTTACAACAGATGTTTATATAAACATCTGCTGTAGCAAACCATTTTTTAATTTTTGAAGATTTGATAAAATTCTTTCCTCATTTGTTAAAACTTTGTTTATAAATCTAAGTTGCGAGACCGTTTTATCTTGAGCATTTTTTATCGGTAAGTCTATTTTTAGAGTTTGAAATTTAGAAAAGCTTAGAGCGTATCTTGTCCCACCTTCTTTTTTAATTAAAAGTTGGCTTTTTATATTATCTGTCTCATTCAATATATATTCCACAAATTCGGCATTATATTCTTCTTTTACTTTAAAAACAGGGTATGCCGGACTAACAATTCCTTTTTCAATTATATTTTGTAAATTAAATCTAAATTCGCCGGTGTCACTCATAGACCTATATGTAAAATATCCAAATGGAACTATTTTATATCCTATCGTTGTTTCACTAGCTGCTTGTTTGTTAAAATAATCATTTTGCAGTTTTATTCCGGATAATGTTGAAGATAAAATTGGGAATTCATTTTGTATTTTGCTTTTAGCATTATATTCATCTACAATATTTTTTAATTCAAAGGATGATGTTTCCAAGGACGAAATAATACGTTGAAAATATCCTCTTTTATACTTCTTTAAGCTCTCAACCAACTGCCGCTGTTTTTCGATGCGTTGATCAACAAGTGAAAGGAAATCAGCAATCTTTTGTTGTTCTTCTAATTGACAATATGGAATAGCTAACCACTTAAACGCATCATAGCTGATTTGTTTGCCATCCCTAATTCCTTCAACAGACTTACTTAATATATGATTTATAAATTCATTTGTCCTAAAATAAGCTTTATAAAAACCAAATGCAATGGGCTTGATGTATCTTAAAATAGTGTATGCTGGGCTAACAATACCTTGCTCATTAGCCATTTCTAATCCGCCTTCAAAAGAACGTAAATGAATAATAAAATCTCCAAATTGAACTCTTTTATAATTTTTAGTATTTGTGTTATCATATAAAATATTTCGACCTGATAAATCTCTTGGTAGAGTTCCTCTTCCTTGTTGAATGGTAAGAACTGTATCTGTGGGATGATTTTTGTCTGTAATATTTTTAAATATATTCTCAGCTTCAAATCGTGTCCATTTTTCTATAAAATTAGGGAATCTTAGTTTCGGCTCAAGACCATTAAAAGAGGAGAAAATAATCCCCAATTAATGGTCTTGAAGCCAAGTTTCCTTTACTAAGATTTCGAAAGTTTTCTCATCCTTGGAAGCAGGAAAAACTATCAAACTTCACTTCAAGAATTATGCGAAAAAATAGCAACAATGAAACAGAATTGCCTTTAACAATATCTTCCAAAGATGGTTTAGTTGATCAAGTTACATTCTTTAATAAAAAGGTCTCAAGCAAAGATATGTCAGGTTATTATCTTCTAAAAAATGGAGAATTTGCATATAATAAAAGTTATTCTAATGGTTATGATTTTGGATCAATAAAAAGATTAGAACGATACGAAATGGGGGCATTATCCACTCTCTATATTTGTTTTTCTTTGAAAAAACATTGTTCTGATTATATTAAGCACTATTTTGATTCATTAAAATGGTATCGTCAAATCTATGTTATTTCGGCAGAAGGAGCAAGAAATCATGGTCTCCTTAATGTTCCAACAGATGATTTTTTTGCTACAACACATTATTTAAGTCCATATATGGAAGAGCAACAAAAAATAGCCAATTTCCTTTCGCTCGTTGATCAACGCATCGAAAAACAGCGGCAGTTGGTTGAGAGCTTAAAGAAGTATAAAAGAGGGTTATTTTTGAAACTTTATAATGATTCTGATAAAAGCATAATGTTGTTTAAAAATATCTATAAAGTAGCGTCAGAAGGAGGTACACCATCAACATTAGATACAGAAAATTACAAGAATGGAAAACTTCCATTTATTAAAATAGATGACCTAAATCAGCATTATTTAACTTCCGCAAAATATTTTATTACAGAAAAAGGGTTAAAAAAATCTAGTGCATGGCTTGTTCCCGAAAATAGTATTATTTATTCAAATGGTGCAACTATTGGTGCTTGTTCTATTAATAAAATACCAGTAACCACGAAACAAGGAATTTTAGGTATAGTGCCAAAGAGTAATTTTTCTGTAGAATTCCTTTACTTCTTTTTCACTTCAAGCCTTTTTAAGGAAAAAATAAGGGCAATTACAACAAAAGGAACTATGGACTGTGCCTATTTAAAAGATATAAATGATATAAAAATAAGCATTCCTGATTTTACAGTTCAACAAAAAATATCAAAAATTATGGTGGATTTTGAAAACTTAATAGAATATACAGAATTCAGTCTCATGCATTTGCACAATATCAAAAAGGGACTTTTACAGCAGATGTTTATATAAACATCTGTTGCAAAAGTCCCTGTTTTTGAGTATTTAATCTTTCTAATACATCATTTTCTACCATTATTTTTTTATCTAAAATAGCAAATATTTTTGCAATGTTATTTTGCCTTTCTTTGGCCGGTAATTTTATGAGCATATCGCTTAACGTGGATAGAACAATATATGGAGTATTACCGGCTTTTTTTTCAGCTTCTATTCTAGGATGCAAATTTGCTTGCAAATAGTAATAAATATACATTATATTTTCTTGAAAACCATCCAATACATAGGTTCTTTGATAAGCATTAAACTTTCCACAATAATGGTGGATGTACCCAACATTGGCACCGTTACCAGAAATTAATAATGCATCCGTATCAAATGCGTAAGTATCTATTTCAAAATATTCTCTTGCACATGTATAAAAACGGTATTTCCCTCCAACTACCATTGCATTGGCATCTAATTTGCCTGTTGTGATATTACAAATTTCACCTAAGGTTAGAGTGCTAGTTGAAGATATTTTATCAAAAATGGCAGATAATAAACCTCTTTTATACTTCTTTAAGCTCTCAACCAACTGCCGCTGTTTTTCGATACGTTGGTCAACGAGCGAGAGAAAATCTGCAATTTTTTGTTGCTCTGGTAGAGGGGGATAAGAAACATGAGTGTTAGAAAGATTGGTTTTACTTATTGAATACACTTTTATCCCTTGGAGTAAAGAAAGCAGTTGATGCCTATAAGCCGGAGAGTTCGTATAATATCCAAGATATTTTTGTGCAAATTTTATTTTAGGGCGACAAGGGATTGTATGTAAACCAGATATAATTTTAGATGTTCCGACATTAAATAATTCTGTGCATTTACCAGCAGTATAATCTTCAGCGGTATCAGCAATAATAATGTCTCCATCTTGCATATATTCATCCTTATATTTGCAATTTTCACATAAATAAGGAATTTCAGCCTGTGATGTATCCAAAATATTTCCAAATTTTATTAATACATCACCATAATGAATATTTCTTATTGTTCCATAATTTGTTAATTCAGCTCGTGAATGTGTATTATTACTTAATATTGTAAACAAGTCGGAAAAGTTTTTTTGTTGCCATTGGCTAGTAGAAAATTTTATATAAGGTAACTTAGCTTCAAGACCATTAAAAGAGGAGAAAATAATCCCCAATTAATGGTCTTGAAGCGGGAGAGAACCCCCTAAAATCTTTCAGTTGCCTAAATTACCAACATTTTGTGCAAAATATTCTCCGGTATTAACTTTTTAATGGAGAATATAAAATGAAAATAACACCAAATACTCAATTCAAAACATTGGTAAAAACATGGTTATGTCAAAAGCAACCAATGATTACCCCATCAACTTATGCCAATTTTGTTTTGATTTCAGAAAACCACTTAATTCCTTATATGGGAAAAAAGAAAATATCAACCATTACCGAGGCTGATATCCAAACATATATTAATACATTATATAATGAGGGACGTCTTGATAAAACTGGGGGATTAACTGTAAAAACAATTCGGGATATAATTCTTGTTTTACGCCTATGTCTCATTTTTGCATATAAAGAACAGATTATCCCAATGTTAAATTGGGATTTAATCGAATATCCCAAAGATTTAGGAATAAAAAAAGTAATTTCCTTATCAAAAGACGAGGAACTGGCTTTAATTCAATGCATCTATATGAAAATGAATCGTAGAACAGCCGGAATTCTTGTAGCATTGTTCACAGGAGTACGAATAGGAGAATTGTGTGGTTTGCAAATGCGGGATATTTCATTGATTGATAAAACGATAACAATCCAACGTACTGTACAAAGAATTTACGATAAAGTTAAAGGAACATCATATGTTTATATCGGTGCGCCCAAAACTGCTAGCTCAGCACGAACAATTCCACTCCCATCACTTTTAGTAAATATTATCAAAAAATACTATACAGATAGTCCTAATCAATATTTTTTGACAGGAAAAAACAAACCCACAGAACCAAGAACTTATCGGCAGTTTTTTGCACGTTTTTTGAAAAAACATAACTTACGAAACGTAAAATTTCATGAAATTAGACACACATTTGCTGTCCGAGCCATAGAAATACCCGAATTTGATGTAAAATCATTATCCGAAATTTTAGGCCATAAAAATGTGTCCTTTACATTAAATGTATATGGACGGGCAAATATGCAACAAAAAATCAAATGCATGAATCTTCTAAATGATTTATTATAACAAAATAGCCCCCTAAAAAGGGGGCTTAACTCTCACACAATACCTCGAAAACAACATTATTCCTATCAATCTGCTTAATTGTCTCTGGTGTATCGCGTTCATAATCGGCAAAGATCGGTTCGTAAATTAGGCAGAAACTACCGGCGGTATTTTTTGTGCAGCCGGTCAACGACAGCAGGATTAGACAAGCTGTTGCGAGCTTTTTTAGCAATTTTGAGAGCATTATTTTCTCCTTTTAACTGTTCTTTTTCTGCGGTTTCCTTGGCGTGACGATAACCAAATAGGTATAAAAAAAGAGCGATTGCCGCAAAAAACACCGCTTTAAATTTCTTTAGAATTTCCATCATCTTTTTTTCTCCTGCTCATTCCAATATCCCGCACGCCACTGATGCCAAGCATTATACCCAGACTGGTCAGCAGTTGTTCCCAATCTACAAGTTCCACATCAAAATATGGTGCAATCACGCAGTTGTTGAGGAACCCATAACACAAAATCCAGCCAATCAGTGGAATCCATGAACGTTTATTTAATTTTGGCATAATTCAATCCCTTGCTGAATGAGTTCATCCGAATATGGCTGAATACCGTTTTCCATACGGATGATTGCTTTTATAAACACTGTCAGCACACCGCGTTCCTCAATATCTATAACCGTATCCGGATAAACACCGAGTTGTTTCGCAACCGACTGAATATAGGCGGTGGTTTGGTTCTCATTTGGCGGCGCATAGCGGCTGACAATCTGGCGAACCGTATTTAACCCATGGATTCGTTTATAGTTTACCAGAACTTTTGCCAACGCTCGGATTCCATAGACCGGAGCCGTAAAAACACAAAAGGCGGAATCTATATTCCGCCCGTTTGGATTTAACTCCAACCAGTTCTCTCCATGCCGTATGTTTCCCGGATTATTGTTTCTTATGCCTCTTGGCAACTGCTGATTCATTGTGTAACTCCCATATCATTTCTCTTAATTCATCAATTTTCAGCTCCAGACGGTTGATATGCACCTGCGTGGCATATTCGCGCGCCACCTGAACCTTAAAATCATTGAGTTCCTTGCGCATTTCGCCGAATTTATAAACCAGCCAGATAAACGCCGGAACACAGACGATCTGTAAAAACTGCAGCCAATCCATTATGTTTTGTAGACCTCCTCACTTTCATTGACACAGGATATCTCCACCGTGTCGCCGCGCGGACGTACACCGATAACCTTTGCCATCATGGACATTTTACCTTTTGTTCCAAAGGCAAAATGCGTCCGTTCCCGAGCTGTACCGGTATAAATTTCAAAATCAGGCATTGTGGGCAGAACAGCTTCACTGTCTACCGCTCCACGAGTGGCAGGAAAAGCACCACTCATTGAACCATCCGCCAGTCTGAAGCTGATAAAATGTTCTTCGCCGGGTTTCCAAATCAGGTTTTCCGAGAGTTTCAGCATATTACCGAAGATTGACAACACTTCGCCGCCTTGTCCCCATTCACACATATCGTGAACTATGCTGATTAAATCACCATATGTCGGAATCAATCCCTCCAGTTCAGTCTGGAAAGTGATATATTTGCGGCGATAACGGTTGCAGGCGCACATATAATATCCCTCGCGCTCGGCATGATCTTTGTCGGTACAGCCAAACAGATCCACATTAGCCGGATTTTCTTCAGTACTGTCGGAAAGTTTGGTGATGACATCGTCATATTTCCAGTATTTATTGGAAAAATACTGCACTTTGACGCTGTCTGCCGTATCTTCAGACGGCATAATATATTCTATCGAAAAGCTGTCCTTAATAATATTCCGCGGCGTAAACATCGCTGTCGGTATGGTTTTGGGTTCATCACGGATAATCCGTACCATACCGGATTGCAGAATAGGTAGCGCCCGGCCACAACGTGCAACTTTGGAAACGGCCTCCCAGATGGTTGTGGCACTGTCAAAAATCCCGTCAAAATAATCACCTCGGTTCTCCCAAACTTTATCTAACTGCTCCAATTCCATCAGATGAATACGTGCATCCGGCAATCTGCCGCCGTATTGCGCTTTTAGAATATCGGCGATTGCCCAGGCGATGGAACGACAAGCAACCGGCTCGCTCCAACCACTTTGACGGTTCCATTTTCTAACCTTACGAGTAATAATGGCATTGATTTTACGGCTGGAGTTGGACGACAAATTGTTGGTTGCCCGCATTTTGATAACCAGCAATGTCATTTCGCCAAAAGTCGCAGGTGTTTCCATATGCCCTTTCAGGCTTTCCCAATATATGGAATGTGCCGCCCGGGCGCTGGTGTCCTTGTCATCAAGTCTGGTCGCGCGAACCTCATAGCGTCCCATATCTACACTATAATTATAAGTAAGGCGGATGGGCTTATTTTGTGCCGCCGAATAAGTTTCCGTTCCAAGCACGAACCAATCATCCACAGCATTACCTTCATCATCTATTGTTCTGGCCTCAATTTGCCACTGAATGGATTTTTCTGATAAACCGCCGTTGTCGTTGGCATAATATAAACCGGCACTCATAACGACATCTATGCTGATTTTATTGATTTGCGTGTCTTCCGGATTAACGACAAAACCGCCAACATATTCATCTTTCAGCAATTCTTGTCCGGCAATTTCCGGAGCCATAACGACATTGGGATTAAAAAGTGTCACTTCCCGATTCGGTTCGACAATTTCATACTCTACCTCAGCAAAACTGCTAATCGGCGTATCATCTATACGAATTTGTTCCACCTCACAGTACCCTTGGGTTAAGACATGCAACTGACATAAATACTGTTCATTGTCTTTATATTCAGTGTATGGTTTGGCGGCAAAGTCAGGATAAATAATGTGCCGGCCATATAAAACGGGAATGACACCGCCGAGTTTGGCCTGATTACCTTGGGCATTTAAGGAGTAAGTCGGGCTGGTTTCCAGAGAAGAAGAGGAATAAGACGAACTTAAACTGCTGGATGGAGACGGAATGACGGCATTGATCAACATTGAACCGCCAACGCTGACAGCCGTTGCCGCGGCCGCTCCGGCAAAAGCGCCGTACGCACCGGCAGCAATACCTCCGGTGTAATACGCCGCCACCATAACGGCTACCGACAAAACCACCTTTAGAGGATTGGAACCTCCTCCGCCACCACCTTGCGGCAAGCAGAGAAAAGCAAGGTGGTCAGTCATTCTGGGGTTGATATTCCAATATTGCCGCAACAAAGGCTCACCATTAAAAAAACAGATAAACGGTAAATTTTGCGGACTGACGTTATATTCGGCAACAATTTCCGCCACACTCATCCGTTTTGGACAATAAAAAACCTCGCTATCTGCGAGGTTGAAAGGATTTTGTATTTTAACTATTTGCATCTGTGTTCATTTGTTAAGAATGTTCCTCTAAAAGCAAAGAATTTTCTTTAGCAATCATTTCCGCCAATTCTTCTTCTGTCGGTAAAACAGTTTTATATTTGCTGGCAAAAATCTGCTTGCTTTCATTAAGAACCGAATACTTGACCATCGTTTCACTCTTATCGGTGCAGAGAATAATTCCGATTGTCGGATTATCATCCACGCCACGTTTGAGACTATCAAACATTCTGACATACATATCCATCTGTCCGATATCCGCATGCGTGAGCTTGGTTGTCTTCAGATCAACCACGACAAAACACTTCAAAATATAGTTGTAGAAAACCAAATCAGCGTAAAAATGGTCGGTTTCCGTACTGATACGTTGCTGTCTGGCCACAAAAGAAAAGCCTTTGCCTAATTCCAGCAAAAATTTCTGCAAATGTGTAATCAGCTCTTTTTCAAGCAGGCTTTCCTTACCCTCCAGATTTTCTGGGACATTCAAAAATTCCAGAACATACGGATCTTTAATAAAATTTTCAGTGGACTGACATACAGGAAGATTGTTTGAAACATCAATGGTTTTCTGTGTAGACAGTAACCGATGATAATAACCGGATTTAATATTACGTTTTAGCAATCGATAAGACCAATTTTGTTCAGCAGCTTCCCGCATATAATAATCACGCTCTTCCTTATTATCTATCCGAAGAATAAGGCAAATATTCGACCATGAAAGATTCGTCAGACACTGTCTGGCGAATTCTGGAAATGTTAAATAAAATGATCGCATATCTTTAATATTGGCCTCAGAAAATCCCTTGCCAAATGTATCAGTTAAATAACGTGACAAATTTTCTATGAGTTTTTCACCATATTCCGCTCGAGTTTTGCCATTTTGTTCTTCTTCAACAATTCGACGACCGATTTTCCAATAAGTTTCAACCATAATAGAATTGACGGTGCGATAAGCATTGGAACGGGCTTGGGTCAGCAATTCTGCAATATCAGCAAAAAACGGCGTATTTTGTGTGGATACTTCTGTTGTCATCTGGATACCTCTCTTTTATTGTGTCCCTAGCAAACAATGAGTTGAAAGTCAAGATTTTAGGTTTCTTCATACTCTAAAATCTCCATAATCTGCCAGCCGTTCATTTTAAGTTCCGGCAGTTTTTGAAATACCACGCCGACACCCTGCATATTATGCAAAACACCGCCGCCGTCAGCTTCGCAGTATACACCGACATGGCAAGGATATTTATTCTGGGTTAAAATGACAATATTTTTATCCTTAAAATCAGAAGTTTCTTTTAAATGGTTATAATTGGATGATTTTCTGAACTCTGATAAAACATCGCGCAGACTTGTTGCATCGGCAACAATTGGCGACAACTCTATCCGAAGTTCATTTTTATAAACATCCCGAACCAAACCCCAACAGTCATAATCGCCGTTAATCCAAGACTTTCCGATATATTTGACAGCCCAATGTTTCATTTTAGCTTACTAACCCCATAAATTTTGATAAACGGTAAGTTTCATTTGGAAACGTTTTGTTACCGATATCGGTCATTCTGGCCTTGGCTGTGATTTTGTAAACATCGCCGCTGACTTCTGTAACTGTCAGGCTGACTGGTGGTATCATCTGTGGTGTTTCCAAATCTGTTGATAGATACGGCCGGTAAATCAGCTCGGTTTTATGTTGCGAGGAGGCGGCACTATCTAAATGCTTGATAATTTCCCGGCTGACATTGTCAATTTCCACTGTGATTTCAGGCACTGCCGAAGTATCCACCGGTGGCAGTTCCAAATTAAAGCACATTGCGAAAAACTCGACTTTTTCACCGTTTTCAAGCTTGGCCGTGATATTTTTGAATCCCTGAACCAGGCGGATAGTAGTTGGATTTCCGTCATCATCCACAAAATCCGGATGTTTTATTTCCAATGTATGATAGATAAACACATCGCTTGGGCATGAAGCATAAGCTTCTTTGATTGCCTCTTGCAAAACATCATTTGGCATTAATTTCTCCTAATAACCTACAGCAAACCATGAAACATAACCCTGTCTGGCACCATCACTGTCTGAATCTCTATAGCGGATTTTAAAAGATTGTGCTGTAATGGAAACAGCAACCGCCAGATAATTAAAATCAGATGTGGGACTCGATGGCTGGTTGTAAGGCGTAAGCAGAACAGCAATCGGCACTGTTGTAAAAGCCAGAGGAAATGTCACTGCAAAATCTGAATTTGCATTGACATTAACACGGCCGCCTTGCTTAATTAAACCGGTTGCAAGATTTTTTTCATACCACGAGGTGCTGCTTTTTGATGATTGAAAAATTTTGGAATTAAAAGCAGAAACTGAAATATTGTTTAAAGAAACGTCAAGTTTATTAGCCAAGCCGCTGCGTAAAACCGATGTATCCTCTTCTGACAGTGGACGGCTGATATCGGCACACTTTATATATACCAGCTCATAATATGATTTTGGTCTTGTTTCTGCTCCAAAGCGCGGTGTACCGTTTTTTCCGTCCGTTTTGGGATCAAGAACATACATATTTGTCCCATCTTTTTGCAGTCCCTCATCTGCGCCGGAACTGGTCATAATAGCGGCACCATCGCCTGAACCATACGTATCCGTACGTATTTGGTTGGAATGATAGTGTCCCTGAAATTGGTCGTTTAAAACCGAACCGGTATTATCAGTCGTCCCGCTTCTGGCATAGTTCAGCAACAACGGCAAAATAACAGTATCATTGTCCACTTTGACATAGGATGCGCACATGCCGTAGCTTTCAACCTGATTGTCGTATGTTGCTTCATCAACAAACACTAAATAATCTGTATCAACCAACTGAATAAAAAAATCAGGATATCTGGCGCGGGTAATGGTGTTTTTGTACCACACCGGCTCATAACCATCTGGCACTTTTTTATTTGCCGGAACAGACAGGCGGGAACCGAGCGGTGCCGGCGCACATGATTCTGCATAATATTTTGCCTGATTGGCTTGGACTTGCGCCAACGCAACCTGATTTTTGCCCTCGGCTTTAACATTGGCAATCTGTGTGTTTCCGGCTGAATTAACCGCATTGACTTGTGCTGTGCCACTGTTCTGTATTGCTGAAACCTGCGTTGTGCTTTCATTTTGAATAGTTGAAACAGCTGTATCGGTGGCCGATGAGATGTCGTTGAAAATCAGGGTTGCCTGATTCTTTATATTTAAAGTATCTTCTTTTAGCTTTTCAACATCCGATTTTATGGTATTTGTCTCTGATTTGATTTGTTCTGTTGAATTTTTGGCTGCAATCGCCGCATCCCGGGCATTCTCTGCTTCTGCAACCACATCCGACACACCACCGGTTATGGCCGTGCGGATGTCTTTGAGTTGTTTGGCAACGGTCGGAACATCGCCGCTTTCCACAGAAACATTCGTATTTTCATCACCGTGAACGATGGTATGCCACTTTTCACCATCACTTTCGGCCTGAACAACAACGGCTTCCAGCCTTTCTTCCATATTAGCCATTACAAATTCTCCAACTGTTTAAAGCAGGTTATATTTACATATTTATGAAAAAGGTCTCCCGAACGGGACAATTTATCAAAATCATTGGAAAGCAGGATGTCTAAAGCCCCCTCTGACAGGGTAGGGCGCTCTCGTATTTCCAATTCCGATGTTATCGCCCACAAAATCCTGTTTTGCAATTTAGCGGTAAACTGTTGGGTAAACCTTGCCTCCTGCTCAATCAGACCCAACCCGCCTAAAAGAGGAATAACAAACCACTCAGCTCCTTCTTTGGCATGATACTTATACCATGCCTCAAAAAGCGAAAATTGCGAAGCGTTCATAAACCATTTGACGGTAATCCGGCTCGGAACAGAATCAAAACGCCGCCGTTGCCGCGCCGTTCCGGATTCCATCTGGGTGCGGATAATCGCTTCATTGGGAGTAATGGAATATTCCTCTACCAGAGGCAAAGGAAGCAAATCCGGAAATTTTGTTGTCATAGAGTATCCTCTGATTAACCATAACTGCCGTATGCGGGATTAAGCCCGTAGCGGCGTTCCAATGCCGGAGCCAGTCCCGTACCTTTGGAAACATTCCGCGACATGGAATTTTCAATTTTCTCAATCATAATATCCAGATTGAACTTTCCATTGCCCTGATCTGACTTGGAAACAGAAGTTTTAACGTCTGAAGCGGCATTATTGATTACATTGACGCTGATGTTGACATTTGTTCCGTTATCGCCCAGCGCTTTCATCTGCTCTCGGGTAAAAACGCCTTCACCTCTTTTGGCGATAATCGGCACTTCATCTCCAACGATGCCGCCGGAATGAAATCTGGGTGCATTGGCAAAAACCAACGAGCTGGCTGATTTTGTCGCCAAATTGTCCGCGCCAATGATTCCGCCGCCATGAGCCATGGAAAATCCAAAAAAGCCGCCGATTCCTTCCATCAAAGGTTGGGTTATGGCCTGCCTGATGGCAATGCGGGACAAATCGCTGACAACCGCATCGGCGAAATCGGAAAAATTTATTTTTCCAGTAGTGACAAAATTTGCAAGAGCGTCTTCCATACCGGAAAAAGCGTTTTTAACCGCATTTTCAGCCAAGCTGGCAAAATCGCCGATTTCATTCAGAATGCTCCGAAAGCCGCGTTTAAAGCCATCTTCCAAAGATTTGGAAGAATTAAGCGCCGTCTCATCGGCTTTTTTAACCATATCGTCATAAACCAAAGCAATTTGCTCTTTATAGGTTTCATAATCAGCCGAACTGGCATCCAGATTTTTAAGGGCGTTAGCCCGCCATTCGTCCGCTTTGGTCATCGCCTGTTCATACGGCGACTTCAGTTCCAAAAGCTTCTGCTTGAGATCTTCAAGCATCTTTTTATAAGCATCGGTGTTGGTGGAAGATTTTGGCGTAGCGGTTGTCTCTGCCTCCACTTCAATCTTCGGCCGCAGTTTTGGATTTTCAAGATATTTCAGTTCCTCCCGCGCCGTCCATGCATCCTGTTCGGCCGCTTTCAGCAGTAAAAGCTTGTTCTGAATTTCCTGTGCCTGTGGTTGAAAATCCGGATATTCCGCCGCAATTTTCCAAATTTCTTTTTCATATTGCTCCAAATCGGTCTTTGATTGGCGCAAAATGTTCGCCCAGTCCTTGGCGTAAACCTCATAATCCTTGAGCAGGGCGTTCGGTGTGAGGCGTGTAACAAGAGACAAACCGCCAGTGTTTTTCAGCTCTTTACGCAAATCACGGACATTTTGTTCGGCGGTTTTGAGTTTTAAACCCCATTCCGCTAACGCCATGTCTTTTGTCTGTTCCACGGAAAAGCTCGCCGCTTCTTCAGCCGTGGCTTTCAACTCGTCCTGAAGTTTTTTCAATGTCTCGGCATGGTCTTCCGCCGCTTTTTTGGCAACATCATGGCTGTCAACCAGTTTATAAATCGCCATTCCGGCCAAAACCGCCAACCCCGCCGGTCCGCCGACAAGAGCCAAAGCGCCTTTCAAAACACCGGCGGCTGTTGCCATCAAAGCCATTTGTGCCGCCGCCAGTTTGGAAACATTGCTCATCATCGCAATACCGGCAACCGCTGATTTGGTGGAAACGGAAAGCCCTGCCATAGATACCTGTACATATCCGATTCCAGCTCGCAACAGATTTAATCCGCCCAAGATTGCCGATGAACCAAGCCGTGCCACCAGCAGAACCAGCGCCGTATCGGCATGCTCCGCCAGCAGAAAAAAAGCATCCGCCGCAACGGTTACCGCGCTTGCCAAAGTTTTACCAACAACATCAGCTGCGTTTCCGCCTCTTTCCACCAATTCGTTAAAACGAGTAAAAGTGGCTTTTAAAGCATCATTCAAACCGCTTTGGCCAACTTGACGGTAAAGCTTTTCAAAACTGTCCTCAATGTTGGACAGCACGCCGTTCATGGTTTTCATCTGCTCGTCCATTGCCCCGGCAAACTGGACATCTCCCAAAGAACGGAGATATTTTTCTATATCTGCGGCGTTTTTCTTAACCGTTGTCGTAACCCCGGCAAAAGTAAATTTGACTTCATCTGTCAGGGTATTAGCTTTGATTCCAAAGCTTTTAAGGCGTTCAAACTCTCCAACCGTTGCATCAGCGACCGCCTCCACAAAATCAATCATATTTCTGCTGAATGCTGATGCCGTGTTTCCATAAGAAGTCAGTGCTTCTTCAGACGGATCAAGCCCCAGCGCCTGCAACCGGATAAAAGCCTCTACAATTTCGTTGAGCTGGTACGGTGTGTCAACGGCAAATTTTTCAATCAGGGCAAAAGCCTCCTGTGCCGCTTCCGCCGATCCGGTAACCGTTTTAAGCGATGCCGAGAGTTTTTCAAAAGTCGTGTTGGCACTGAAAATGGCGGAAAAAGTATTTTTGAGCCCCTGAAACCCCAGGTACGCGCCAAACAGCGCCGTTCCCTGACGGATGACTTCATTGAAAGACCGGGCTGTCGCATCCAGAGCTTTCAAATTATCATTGGCCGGCTGAATAACCTGTGTAATCCGCCGAAAAGCCTTGTCGCCATCCGCGCCCAAGCTTTTGAATTCCTGCCGGACTTTATCGCCGCCCACCGCCGATAACCTGATACTTAAATTCTTAACCGCACTCATGATTTTTCCATAAAAAAACACCCCAGCTTGCTAGCTGAGGTGCTCAAAATTCTATTTTTTCTGTTAAGACAATTCTTTTTTTAATTTATCGAAAATAAGTTCTTTCCTCTTTTGGATATAATTTGAAAAATTTTCTTTATTAATTGGAATATCAAGAGGAATATAGTTCTCATTTTTATATGTTTCTATTGATATATTATATTCATCACAATGTTTTTTTATCCAATCCTCAGGCATCATATCTTTTTTTTCTATATTCAAAAGACCTTTTAACAATTGTAAGTTAGCAACAAAATTCCCACCTAACTCAAGTTCCTTTTTGGATAATTTACTCTGAGGATAAATATGATCTTCATGAAAGACTTCTCCTCTGTAGTCGTTATTAGGATATAATATTGTTAATATAGCCCAAGATAATTGCGTTGAATATTTAGATTTTTCAATAAGATCATATAGTGTTTCATCATCAAAAGACATACTGCGTCCAGATTTAATTGACGCCTGCAAAATCTTTTGTAATGGAAATATTTCTGTATTTTTAATTTCTTTTCTGAGTTGTGTTAAATAAGATGTGGTTTGCGCTCCAAATACTCTAGCCAAAATTGATAGTTGAACCCAACGTTCAATTAATTTCATATTATTACTATCCAATTCAGTTTTGTTATTTTGAAATAAAAATTGAGCAACAGGTAAAACAATCAAATTTGAACGTAAATTATCTTTACTGTAGCCCAATTGATTAAATATTCTGCATGAAGCTTTTAAATATTTAACGATATCTTTAAATTGATTTTCTATTTTTTCAATAACATTAGCTTTAAAATTGTCAGCCTTAAATGTTAGTGGAGCATCAGTTAAATATAGGCAAGCTCGAAGAAAAATATCTTTTGGCAGATTAAAATTGCACTCATTGTTAATCACGTCAATCGCATTATTAATCTTATCGCGGGCTGAAGACCATCTACTAACAATCATAGACATTAAAAAATCTGTATAATCTAGAGGAGTCCCTCCGGAATTAATCCTAACAAAAATAGTAAGAGCTCTATCTAGTGAATCTGTTGTTTCCTGATAAAAATTTAAAACTTCTTGACTATCTATAAAATAGCGCTGCAAATTATGTAAAATTTCCTCTACGCGATCTTTCTTCTCTTGGCTTAAATCCTTGTACCATTCTGGTAAACAATTTCTAAAAGCGGGTATGGTATCATATCTAAGTAAATTTTCCATTTGAAACCAAAGACTTTTTTGAGAAGAATTTTCATGTTCTACAGCTTCTTGTGTTTTAAATTTAAATTCATACTCATTTCTGGTATCATCATCATTTTTATTTTTATTTAACAAATTAATATATAAAAATTTTTTTTCATAATTTTCTGCTCTTCCTGAACGGTAATATGGTTTTTTTAGATTCATATAACCCTTTAAACCAATAAAGAGGGCTGTTAACCGTTGTTGCCCATCTAATACGGCTGTTACTTCAGATTCACCTGATATATTATGCTCTGTATTATGGTTTTGTGTATATTCATCATAAGATTTTAGAAATTCATAAAATTTGTAAGTATCTTCCTCTGGATTTATTCTATATTTCCAAAATAACATTGAATTTATAGGATATCCGGATAAAATGGAATCAAATAACTTTTCTATTTGTTCACAGTTCCATACAACTTCTCGCTGTATAGCAGGTAGCAGATATTTATTTCGAGAAATATCCAGAACAACATCTTTAATTGAAGCTCTTGCATATGACATATTAAATATTTTCCTTTTTTAAATTGCTAGAATTATTACATTATAAAATTATCCTAGCCCAATAAAGATTAAAAAATACATAAATCTATTTTTTATAATTTTATACATCCAATTCCCACTGGAAGCAGTTCACTCATCAGCTCCATATCAAACCCAAGGTTTTGAGCAAGATTAAGAGCCAAGGGTAAATCAGGCTTAGGAAGTTTCAGTAAAATTTCCCAAGCCTGATACCCGACATCGGTTTCCAGCGCTGTTTCTATATATCGGCATTTGTAGAACGGGCAGAAGGTTTTGTCATCTTCTCCGCATCCTCTGCAGTAGCTTCGCCCATCACCGAAGTGCCATTTGGCGCGGGCGTAGAGACGTTTTTTTCAGCTTCCAACACTTCCCACAAACCGCAATACTGGCTGCGGAAGTTTTCCGCTACCGCCCAAAAATTGGAAAACAGCTCGTCAATTTTATTTTCCGTCAGCGGCGCAGATTTGTTTTCATCGGCCTCCATCACACCATCCCATTCCAAAATTCCGGCAATTCCCAGTCCGATAAGCAAAAACCTATCCGCCAGCGCCTCACGTTTGACAGGATTTTCAATGCTTTCTGCTGTCCCGTCTTCGATTCCCGCCTCTTTATTGGCCTTATAAGTTTTAGCCAATTCCGCCAACTTGCTGTTCATGTAAGCTTTGGCCTCATAAAAAACAGCCGAAGTACACGGCTTAACCTTGACTTTCACACCGTAACCAAGCTCCAGCCAGTACGGTTCTTTTTGTATTTTTAATTTCAGCATTTAGTATTCCTCCACATCATTGACCAGTGTTACCGTCATCATTTTGCCCAAGTCCTGATCTTTTGCTCCCTGAAAATCATATGAACATTCGATTCCGCCCGGACCGTCAATTGAGCGTTTGGGTTTGGGCAGATAGACTTCATGGCAGGAAATAATAAGCTTCATTGTTTCCGAAAGCTGATAACCCAACTCAATGTCCACCGGCGTTCCCGCTCTGGCTTTGTCAAGCAGAACATTATCGGCGTATTTTGCGGAAATGCTGCCGGATAAACTCGCTACGCCCAAATCAATCGCCTCAACCTTGCCATCGTTGCGGATGGTTTCGATTTTTTCCAGATTGTTGGAATAAGTGGCGCTTGCTGAAACAATATTGGCCAAAAGCTCGCCGCCGCTCTTTATATATCCCTGAAATTGTGACACACGGGTGTAGGGATAAACTTCCGGAGCTGTGTCAATGGCCGTTTCCGAGCCGCTTTCGCCCTGCGCCATCAGATTGATAGTTGCCTGCGCTTCTCCAGACCGCTGAAAATTAAAAGCAATGCTGTTGGCACGCACCCCGGAAAACCTGATAAACTGCGGAATTTCCGGCAATCCAACTTCCAGCGAATAACTTGGAACAGATGTTTTACCACTATCAAAAGTATGAGTAAAACTCCCGTCTTCATTGTCAGTTGTGGCCGGTGCGCCGAACACAGCTTTCAGCCAAAGGCCGATATTGCGCATATCCACCGGGACAGCCATATCTCCGTCCACGTTGATAACATCCTGAAAAGGTTGTGTTGGATCTCGTCCCAATCCCAGAACATTGGATGACACGAGATTTTGCTCACTGTCCAAAGATGAGGAAATAAACGGGATTTTCCAGTAATTTTCTTCCGGCGGCACGCCGTACTCGTTTTCTTCGGCAATTAAAAGCTGGGCGTTCCAGCCATAGGCTCTAGCCATAACATACTCCTTTAAGTTAAATTTGAATCAGAAACATATTCCAGTATTACCGGAATGATGGCCGCTTTGATGGTCAAACCACCCTCAACCGGATGTTCGATAAACTCCGGCGGTTCGGCATGCATATGGTCAATTAACCCGGAAAACGTTGTATCAACCACCAACAAACGCCCGATGGCTTCCAACAGACGGTCAAGTCTGGCATCATTATCGGCATCGTCTGTTTTTTGCACCAGAACCTCAATCTCCGCCCGGTGATGGAACACATAACACACTGGTGACAGCAAAATCTCCGGCTCGCCGATATTTCCATCCCGCAGGACCACCAGACCTGAAGAAGGAATTTTAACCGGAAGCGAGATATTGCGTCTGACTTCCGTGCCAGGTAATGCTGAAAGCCTTGTAAACAGGGTCTGTAAAACTTGTTCACGTTTGCTCACGCCAATTCTCCAAAATTAAAGACGGCAGTTTCGCCTGCCATTTTGCACCTTCCGCGGCAAAATTAATCAGTTTGGGCATTCTAACCTGAGGCACGAGAACAAAAGCGATGATTGTTTTCCTTTTTTGTTCATGCACCAAAAGCGACGCGCCGTTTTTCCGATACACGAACCGCAGACGAACACCTTTTGACCTTTCATATAAAGCCGGCGTCATGCGTTTGTTGCGGATTCGTTTGGAAATGGCGGCGGTCGGTATCGCCAGCCACAAACCGTCTTTGCCGCGGACAACCGTCTGATACTCAAAGCCTTCCATAATTTTCTGCGCCTTGGTATAGACCACACCGGCGGCGGAAATGCTGTTTTTAGCTTTTGGATAAATATCTCCCCGCCAGGTGTTAGCAAGTCTTGACCCCAATCCCGCGGATTTGACCTGCGTTCGCATGGCGGTCTTTAAACCATTGGCGGCAAGAGATACCCCTTTGGTCACTGCTCTGGCGCAGTTTTGATACTCTCGTTCCATATATTCCGCCAAACTGCCTTCTACCGCCGCTTTTAAACGCATACCAGATCACAACTCCATATCAGATTGTGGATGTCTTTGACAGGTTCGGAACGGACGGCATAAATTTTGCCGTCCATTCCGATTTTATCGCCAACTTTTAAATCCGGCGCATCGGAAATTCTGATCTTTACCCGATGCGTGCCGGAATGGGCATTGACAAACCCGACTTCGGTTATCTCGTCGGGCTCGCTTAAAATCAGGCGGACGGAACTATTTTTGTATGTCGCCGCCCGTCCCAGCCGGTTGAAGAGACTGTCCACCGCCGTTTTCATCGGGTTTACCGTCATTTTCCTTATTCTCCGCTTGCTTCTTACCAGAGTCGGACGAAGAACTCGCCACCGACCCTTTGATTAATTTTTCCGCAAATCCCAAAGAAATCAGCCGATTGGCTTCCGTTTCGCTAACATCGCAGGCATTGCCCGGCAATATTTCTTTATTTTTGCCAATAATCAGAGTAATCAAAGTCCTTATTTTCATTTTTGCCTCCTTTACCCAATGGTTACGCACATGGAGGCGTTCGGACGATACGGAACAACCAGAGGGGCGGACTGCAGCAACAACCAGCGCACACTGGGATCTTCTTCTATCCACGACTTTGTAAAATAGCGGCTGGCCGTCCAGTTGGCTTTTTCATCATGAATAGCACCGTAACAGCGTGTTCCCTCCAGTCCCTCGCGAGATCCGAGCAGTACCGTCTTTTCCGGCAGAAGCTTTGCCGTCTGTCCGGCGTCATTGATATAGGTGTCGTTATAAACCCAGATATCAAAATCACCGATTGAGCCGATATAACGGGCTTTGGCATCTTCCGAACGCAACGTCGGATCGATGGAAAGACTGTTGTTTGTGCCGCGGCGGATGTCCAGATATTTCTGCACGATGTCATTACCCCGGAAAATCTTCCATGCCTGCGGATCCATAACCACGGTTTTGGCGACTACGCCGGATTTATCCTGAATGGCAATTGCCCAGTCTTCCAGATTGTCAATCGGATTGACACCGGCGGTTTCCCAGGTTGATGAACCGCTCAAAGCTTTGGTTAACGTCTCATCTCTTCCGAAATCAACCGTCTGCGCCGGATAACCGTCCCCGGACACGATAACTTTGCCGGTGCGCAAAATTTCCGCCGCCATCACTTCCTCGCGGCGGGTCAGATTGTCCAGTTGATCCTTAAGGTGTGTTGCCAATGCCCGTTCATAACGCTGAGCAGGGGACAAAGAACCGCCGATTGCCTCGCCGGCAACGCGCTTATAAGGTATGTTGGCATCAAAACGACGTTTATCCTTGACATACGCCGGTTTGAACGATTTGGTCTGATAACCGCCGCCGTCAACGACCTTTCCCGGCAGCAGAGGTGACACAAACGGCGAGATTCTCGGTTTGCTGTCCGTCACATCAAAGAAAATCTCTTCTTTGTCGGAAGTCTGAACATTTGGAAAAAACGTATCCAAAAGAAATGACGGCGGTGTCCGCAGGCGTTCCACCACTTTGGCCAACACTTGGGTTGAAAAAATATCCATCTGTTTATGCTCCTAATATGCTTGGTTGTTTTTGATAAAAATGTTTTTGGCGCGGAGAGCGTCTTTCAGGCCATCGACCGTAAGCCCGCTCCCGACAGTCAGCGCCGCCGCATTGAACTCTCCGGTCAGATAAACAACGGCCTGTTTGTCTTCTTCCGACGCATCGACCGTTTCCGCCAGAACGGCGTAAGCATCCTTTGAACCATCCGTTGCCGCCGATGTGCAAATCGTGCATTTGCCGCTGGCCGTGATTTTGCCAAGAATGGTTCCACGGGCATACTTGCCACCGGAAACGGTGGCCAACTCGGCAATCCTTGGAAATTCGCCGGCCAACAAATTGTCGGAGGTGCTGGAACCCTGATCCGTAAATCCCTGTGCTGTCATCTGTTTCTCCTTAAATTAAAGAGGCGATGCGCTGAGCAACCGCCTCCGGGTTTTCATTGTCGGCTTCCGCCGCCGGACGGATGTCCGGATTCTTAATTGCCGCCATGGCCTGTTCAAAAGCGCTTTCCCGATGAGTGGGAACAGTCGCCAAAATCTCCAGGATATCGTCTGCCGCCAAATCCGTTTTTGTCAGCAGTAATTTTGCCGTGTTATCCTTTCCTTGAGTGACCTCAGAGGCAAAGACTTGCGCCATGCGTTCCCGTTCTGTGCGCCGAATATCCTCGGCGCTTGATTTTTCATTATCATTCATGAATATTTTCTCCGTTTGTTGAAAATTAAAGCCTGCGATTATCGCCTCAAACGAGGACAACCCGTCCGCCAGGCCGTTGCGAACGGCATATTGGCCGACAGCCACATCGCCGGCACCAAAATTTTTAACCACATCCACCGCCGTGATACCGCGGTTGCGGGCGATTTTGGCGATAAAAACCTCCGCCAGCTCATCAACCCTTGCCTGAATTTTGGCTCTGCCTTCTTCCGTGTTAATATCAGGACGCTTGTTGGGGCTTTGAGAAGAAACGATTTCTATTGTTTTGCCGTCATCATCCTGTTCAAAAACAGAAACCACCCCGATAGAACCAAGTACCGCCGTATCGGAAGCCAAAATCTTATCACAGGCAGAGGCAATCCAGTATGCCCCGGAACAACAGGCCCCGGATGCATATGCGACAATCGGCTTTTTCCCTCTCGCCTGAAAAATCATGTCCGCCAGCTCCGAACAGCCGTTGACTTCACCGCCCGGACTGTCAATATCAAGCAAAATGGCTTTAACTTCAGGATGTTGCAACGCTTTGTTAAAGTCCCGAGCCAGCAGTTCATACGACGTTGCGCCGCAAATCCTTGTCATCAGGTTGGCATAGCGAAACAACGGGCCGGACACTTTAAGAACAGCAACGCCGTCTCTGATTGAGGCGGCGTTGGCATCTTTCATATCTTTGCCCATCTCCCGGGCTATGGCTTCAGGTGTTTTACGGCTTTCTTTCGCGATCTCCGCCATCGTTCCCATCATCTCCGGCGTCATCGCCCAAATGCTTTTGTTTAGTATTTTCATTGATCAACCCCAAATCTTTAAGTTTATTTTTTTCCCGAACCCGTTGTTCTACCACTTCCTCCCAATCCAGTCCCTGAGAGGCGCACTCGTTTTCCAGCGTGGACAAACCGATTTCCATGCGGAGTTGGCAGGCCTGCGCTTCCTTAACCGGATCAACCCAACCACGTCCCGGACCAATCCATTTGCATCGGGTGTAGGCGTAGCGGTTTTTATAAAAATCAGGCGCATCCACCAAACCTTTGTTGACCATTTCTTCAAGCCACAATTCATAGACCGGTGTTGCCCAATAGTCTGCCAGCCATTGCCGCCGTCCGTTAAAATAGCGCCATGCCTCCAACAATGCTGACCTCGCTGAGGAATAGTTGGTTTTGGAAAAGTCCTTCAGCAACAATTCATACGGGATGTTTAATCCCGTGCCGATATGTCGGAGTAAATTCTCCACAAAGCTTCCATAAGCGGAGTTGGGCCGGCTTGGCGTAAACGGCGCAACCTTGTCTCCGGGAAATATCGGAATAATGGAGCCGCCCTCCAACTTAACCTGCCAATCTTTCTTGGCGTTCAAATAATCATCGCTGGAACCGCCAAACAATTCGTTTAATTCTTCGCCACCCATCGGTGTTTCGATAAAAGCGGCAATCATCGCGTTGACAATCGCCGCCTGCAATTCGGAACGCTCATAATGGTCAAGCATTTTAAACATTGGCATAATCGCAGAAAGGATTGGTTTTCCCCGGGTCTGTCCAATACGGCTGACATCATGAACATGTAGCACCCGCCTCCGGCCAAAAGGTGTAAAAGCCGGAACACGCTCCCATTCCAGCGAAGACATCCAATAATCTCCCGGATGTTCTTTTAAAATATGATAGGCAACCGGAGCACCGAAACGGTCAATCTCCACGCCGCCACGCAGATTCTTACTATCCGTGCTGTTATTCGGATTGGACAGCCTGTCAGGTTCGATTAGCTGCATGGTTGTGGCAACCGGACGTTCCGGCAGCCACAAAGCCAATGCCAGTGCCTCGCCGTTAATCAAACAGGATTTAAAAACCTGCGTTGTCAGTCCATGAAAATTGAGGCTTTGCGCTGCGTCACACATAAAAGTCTCCGACCAGGAGCGCCACAATCCCTCAACTGTGGTCTGCCATTCCTCCTCCCAATCCTTGGTTTTGCCTAAAAGTTTGTAGTCCGGCTTGGCGGAAAGACGAAAACCCGTGCCAACAATGTTGTCAGTCAGCGTCTGCATCGCACCACTGGCAATCCCGTGGTTGCGGGACAAATCTCTGGAACGGGCGACCATTGTGGAAAGTTCGGGCAAAAGATCGCTATCCGCCGAACCCCGCCCGGGCTGCCATGAGGCAATCTCCCTAAGTGTCTGCGATGCCGCTTTATGTGATGTATCTGTCATGATTTTCCATAAAAAAACACCTCAACAAATTGTTGAGGTGTTAAAAATTTGTGTTAATTAATTAAAAAATTAAGAATATCATCGGCTTTTGTTTTTGTACTTCCTGAAACGCTGTATGCATTAATTATTTTATTAGCATCATTTACCATTAAGAATAAAATTTTATCACTGTTAATTAAAATGTTAGCATCAGCTAATTTTGTTGCCAAATTTTCTCCCTTACAAAAAAGTGTAGATGTAGTTTCATCAAAAAAAATATCAGATGTATTTTGTTCAAAGAAATCATCCAATTTTTGATATCTATCATTATATGTTGGACTATCTGCTAATCTAAATGTTACAATATATTTTGCCATTATTTTTTTATTCCTTTATTAAATTAATAACTAAAATTTATATAGTTAACAGAATCTTAAAGCGCAAGCCTAGAAGCAAATTTTTATGATTTTTCGTCTTCCAACACATATCCCCTCTGCCGTAGCAATTTGTGATTTAAGGTTTGCAATATAGGTTTCCAAGTTTGTCCGATTAGCCTGATTGTAAGTCACCGAACCAAAATTGCCGATATTGACCGAAACTTCCCTTGCGCCTATCATCAGCTGATGATAAGCTTCTTCAGCCTCAGCCAGTCTGGTTTTTAATATTTCCTTATCTACAGCCATGGATCATCCACCTTTGTCGCTTTCATCTGTATAAATCTTGCCGGTTTCTTCTTCGGCTTAGCCTCAGACGTTGCTGGAATAAGAGCCTCCAGCTCGGCCCAGGCTTTTTCACTCATGCGGTCAAGGCCGTAAATAGCCGCGCCGGCTCGGGCGTAAACCCGACAGTCCAAAGCCTCGTTGCGCCGCGCAGGATCTTTTTCCCAAACCGGTTTCGGATAGCCGTTGCTTATCCTGACCACCTGCCGCTCCGCTGTCAGCTGTTTGAAATATTCCTCGGCATACTGCGGAAAATGGCAGCGTCCAAACTGCGAGGCATCCTCGCCGACACGTTCCATCTTAAGCCAACGGTATAGCTCAGTCTTGATGACCGGACCGGACACATTCCATACTTTCAGTCCCTTTTTCCTGGTGTCGGCCTTGGACGTGGACAACAACATCGCCGTGTCCCGGCTCTGACCCTTGACCGCAACCACTGTCCTCGGCTGGCTTGCTCTCGCGCCGTTGCCTCCCCAAACGGCTTGGCAGAACTGCCTTACAAACGAATAAACATCCTGCGTGGCATATCCGGAATCAACGCACATCACCCGTATCGGCAGTGTTATGCCGCTTTCATGCGGATAATCTTTTGTCAGCACATTTTCAAGTTTGCGCCAGACTTCCGGTCGGGCAGTGTCTCCGTCTAAAACAAAATATTCCACCGACCAGCTTTGTTTCTGCCTTCCCCAAGCCACAACTTCGCATTCAATGCGGTCTTTTTGAATATCAACACCAGCGGTCAAGAACAATCCGCCGTAAGGAACCGTCCCAATCGGATAAGTTTCTCTGGCTTCATACAGGCGCTGCCATTCCGGCGCATCGCTTTCCGCCTCAAAGGTCTCACCCAGAATGGTGTTTTGAAAGCCTTGCATCAGGCTCGGATTTTTCTTGGTTTTCTCATAAATGGCCACGCATTCTTTCCACGACAGCCAGCCGATCGGCGAATACAGAGACGATAAATGGAAACCAGCCGTCACACCATCGCTGGATGCGGTTGCCTGCCAGTGGCCGTTGGCCAGCATCTGAGTTTTGTAATGTTCACCGATATGTCCGCCGCAATACTCGCACGCATAGAACACGTTGCCATCTTCCGACCGTACCTGTTTCCATTCCAACCGCTGATAAGCGCCGCAGAAAGGACAAGGCACCAAGAAATAGCGCTTGTCGGAGTTTTCAAACTCCCGCTCAATATTGGACAGACCTTTGATAGTCGGCGTGGACACCAGAAAAATCTTTTTTCTTTTGTTGAATGTGGCGGTTCGCCGTTCCGCCAGCAAAATCGGATCGCCTTCGCCGTCAATATTCTGCGGATAACCGTCAATCTCATCCATAAACAGATACCGCGCCGGCATGGAACGCAGCCCCACCGCCGAGTTTGCTCCGGTCATCACCAACACACCGCCCGGAAAATCCTTGGACAACATAGTGTTGCCGCTGTCCCGGGAACGCGCCGGAGCCACCAGTTTTTTTAGTTCCGGACAATCCTCAATCAGAGGATCTATGCGTTGTTTGGAATTACGCTTGGCCATTTCCACCGTTGGCGACACCGCCATAATCGGCCCCGGCGCTTTGTGCATGACATATCCCAGCCAGTTGTTGCCGCATTCCGTGCCTCCGATTTGCGCGCCTTTCATAAACACAACCTTTTGAACGGGGCTTTTCGGCGACAGGCAGTCCATAATCTCTTTCAAATACGGCGTTCTGTCTGTCCGCCAGCGCCCCGGTTCCGATGCCGACTTACTGGAAAGAATGCGGTATTTATCGGCCCATTCCGACACCGGCATATATGAATCCGGTTCCACGCCCTTGAAAAATTCATCCTCAATATAGCCCTTCGCGTCAAAGCTCCCGGTCGATAAGCTCTCTGCTTTCGGAGAGGAGTTTCCGTATGTATTCATCCAACACCACCGCCGTCTTATGTTCATCCGTGCCGAGTTCAGCCGCGATTAACGCCCCATAGCGGGTGGAAAAGCCGGAAAACAAATCCCGCAAAGCTCTCCCGAGGTTGAATGCGTGCTGTCCGGCCTTTTTGCGGTCGATTGTTTCTCCCGTTACCATTTTGAGTTTTGCTTTGGCCAGCATCGCCCGATAATAAATATCCGCTGTTTTGGCCTGCTGAAAGGTTGAAAAATTCTGCCGTCCGCCGCCGGATAATTCCGGCTGAGCCTCAAACAATGGATCGGCCTTACGGCTTTTGGCCGGATCTGTATTCATAAACCATTCCCTATTGGCTTCATCCACATCGATTTTACCGTCCGGCGTTTTATGAATACGCCCCGAGGTAATCGCCGTTTGCACGGCATTCAACCGTACACCCCGAATTCTGGCATATTCCCGAAGCGATACTTTCATACTATTATTTTTCATTGAATATTAAATTTTTACATTATAAAATTAATAAAATTTTAGTAAGGAGATGTTCTATGGCATTAAATTTGAGTAAGACAGTTGTTGATATTTTAAAATCTCACCCAGAACAGTATTTTACAGCTAGAGAATTAGCTGAAGAAGTCTTAAATCTCAAACCAGAAGAATGTTCTGAAAAAATGAATAGAAGCAAGGCTACTGTTGTACCTATTAACAATAAAGAAACGTTATTAAATCAACTGGTAGCCGAAATAGGAAGCTATAAAAAACGCATTCAAAATATTTCTTCAAATGTAAAAATGACAGCAGAACGCCCTAGAAAATATTACTACTCAGAAAAAACTGATGCCGAAGAAATTGTTGAAGCAGAAAAAATTACTAAACAAAACAAGCACCCTGAACACGATTCTTATCCTCTTTTGTGTCAATATTTATACAATGAATTAAATATCTTTCCTAAAAGAATTGATGAAAAAAAGTCATCAAATACTAAAGGAAAAAACGGTAATATTTGGTTACATCCCGATGTTGTTGGTCTTAAAAATCTTTCTGACGGTTGGAACGCGGATGTAGTCAATTGTGCCAATAAACATGCATTTAATAAAACCTCCTTATGGTCTTTTGAAGTCAAAGTTAAAATAAATCTATCAAATGTCAGAGAATATTTTTTCCAAACAGTTTCAAATTCCAGCTGGGCAAATTATTCTTATTTAGTTGCTCAAGAAATCGATGATAAAGCAATGGATGAACTCCGTATTTTGTGTGGTGGACATCAAATAGGTCTAATAAAACTTGAAAAGGATAATCCAACTGAAAGCCAAATTTTAATTCCTGCTCCTGAAAAACAAGCTTTAGATTGGGATATGATAGACCGAATTGTCAAAGAAAACCCTGATTTTAAAGAATTTATCAATCTAATAACAGAATTTTATCAAACCGGAAAACTTAAAGAGCGTGATTGGGATATTCTACAAAATTAACTATTCCACGTTAAACCACTTAAGGCAGGTCGACAGCAAATGGTCATAATTACCTGCTGTTGCCTCCTTTTGAAACTCTTGCCGTTCCTCCTCCGATAAACCAGCGCGCTTCATTGCTTGCAAGCATCTATTTAGGATAAAAAAGGCATTTCCGTCTTCTCCAACCAATTTTACTTTAATATCCTTATATTTTGGCATTTTTATTCCTCCCATTCGGGTATCAGGTCGCCGCTGTCAAGGTCGGGATTGTAGCCTGTAAAGTTCTCGGTGCTTAATCTGACCCCGCCGACCGCTTGGATAACTATCCCGTATTTTAAGCTCAGCGCCTTTAATTCTTTACAAAAATCCCGATACTTTTGAGGAATGATATCCTGATAGGTCGTTTCATCAACATAATACCTGTAGTCTTCAATAATGCGTTCTTTGGTTAACCTGCGGTCTGCTATTTTTATAAAGGTTTCGACATTCGTCCTGATCTCCTCCATGTAGCTGTCGGCGATATGTCTTCCCCAGCGGCTGTCCATAAGTTTCTGGGTTTCTTCAGGAGTAAGTCCTGAATTCCTCTGGATAAGTTTGGCAGTCTCATTCCATAATCTGGTCATGTCCTTTTTATGTTTAAGATAACCTTCCGCCGTTCCCCAGAATCCCCATCCTTTATTTTCTGTTTCTAAAATCGTAGTCATTATTTTATCCTTTCTTTCAATTTATTGTAGAGTTTTCATCCTCTTTACAACACAATGAATGCTTGGAAATAAGGGAAAGTCCAGTTAATTCTGCATTATTTTTCATTATAACAAATTGAATTATAATGATATTTTTGAAATAACGGGTTTGCTGGCGATAATTCGGCCGCTTAAAGGGATACAACTTTTTTCTCGTACAATATACCGCTTGATTGACTATTCAAACTTTCTGCATGACTTTCAAAGAGTTGCGCTTTTTGGCTCGTGTACTCTTCCCAGCGGCGGACAATCACATCGCAAAACTTCGGATCAAGCTCAATCAAACGGGCTTTACGCCCGGTTTTCTCGGCCGCGATAATCGTGGAACCGGAGCCGCCGAAGCCGTCCAACACGATGTCTCCCAATTTTGAACTGTTATTTATGGCTCTTTCCACTAGTTCCACCGGTTTCATCGTTGGATGCAGATCGTTTTTGACCGGTTTGTTGTACGCCCAGACATCGGATTGATCACGGTCGCCGCACCAGTAGTGTTTTTGATTGGCATTCCAACCATACAAAATCGGTTCATACTGCCGCTGATAATCCGCTCGTCCAAGAGTGAAAGTGTTTTTGGCCCAGATGATAAAAGTCGACCATTTGCCGCCGGCAGAGATAAAAGCATTGTAAAGAGTATGAAGTTCACTGGAACTCATACAGATATACACTGCTCCTTTGTTGAACATCATAAGGTTGGACAGGCTGTCGGTTAGAAATTGTGCAAAACCATCACCGAGATTATCATTCATAATTTTACGCCCGCCAAGCGTTCCGGCATGATAACGCAGACTGTCTTTCATGGTTGAGCCATAGTTTACATTATACGGAGGATCGGTAAAAATCATGGACGCAACATCATCTTGCATCAGTTTTTTGACATCGTCATATATGGTGGTATCGCCACACAGCAGACGGTGTTCGCCTAAAAGCCAGATATCACCGGGCTTGGTCATCGCTTCTTCAGGAACTTCCGGCACTTCATCCTCATTGGCATCAGAAGAAGTTTCCGGCTCGCCGAAAGCATCCAGTTCTTTTAATTCCTCTTCAGAAAATCCCAAAATATCAAGGTTAAACTCCAGATCGCCCAGTTCTTTCATCTCCAGCGCCAGCATCTCCTCATCCCAGCCGGCATTTAGAGCGATTTTATTATCGGCGATGACCAACGCCCGCCGCTGAATCTCGGTCAGATGCGGCAAACGGATGACTGGAACTTCTTTTAACCCCATACGTTGAGCCGCAAGCAATCTGCCATGCCCGGCAATAATGACATCATCCACACCAATCAAAATCGGATTGGTAAAGCCGAACTCTTTGATGCTGGCGGCAATCTGAGCGATTTGCTCATCGTTATGTGTACGCGAATTGCGTGCGTAAGGGATGAGCTTATCTATCGGATAATTCTCTTGGAACTCCATAAATTTCTCCGTAAAAAACAAAAGTGACCAGACAAAAACATGGGGTGACCAGCCGCCAAAAACAAAATATCTCCGAAAACCTTATTTTGCTTGGTTTTCAGAGATATGCCGACCAGTAAACAAAAACGCCGGACGCTAGAATTGCGCCGCGGCTTGCGCCCCCGCATACGATTTAATCACGGGAAGGACCCGTAGTTATGTTCCAATAGCTAAATGACAAAGTGAAAAATGTATCGAAAGAAAAAAGAATTTCAACCAGACAAGAGCTATTCTTATAGTATATTACATATAATTGTTACTTCACTGTCCCTTCAATTTTGCAACACATTCCTCTACTATCCCCTTGAACCAAGTTATTAATCTTAGAGCTTCTTCTTGACCATAAAACTTAGCTGCACAGCTAATGGGGACTATTTCAAATAATATTAACCAGATTAAACCTTTTCCAAATATAGCAACAACTAAATCAGCAACAAAGAACAAAACAAATATAGCCCAAAATTTATAATTATTTATTGTATCATTTGCCTTAGCTAATTTATCTTGCAATATCTCAATCTGTTTTGCTGTTGTTTCTTGATATTTATCATCATCAGACTTTTCAACATTATACTTAATAATGTCTGGTAGATCATTAATTAAACTAAGATGAATAACTTTAGATTTATTTTTGGTTGTACTTTCCATAATCCAGACCTATTCCTTCTTCTTCTTCCAAATATCAGAATATTCCTGTTTCATGGCATCTTCAGAAATATAAATATTTTTTGCCCCAGGCACATATACACTTTCCCACGCTGTACCTTTACGATGCGTCAGATTTACAAGTTGAAATGGTTTCAAATTAGATAATAGCTCAGATACAGCAGAGATAAAACTATTTTCTTCTTCTGAACATCTTTCTTTCATTTCAGGGAAAGCCCATTCTTGAATTGGCTTATTACCAAAAATCTTAAATCTGTGATAAACATCCGGAACAACTGGTCCGTAATCCCACGCTTCAAAATCACCTCTAAATAAATGATGATTAAACATCCCTATATGCAAGACTTGCGAAATATATAACATTTTTTGAAGTTCTAAATTGGAAACATTCCAATTCCTCGCCTCACATAACTTTTTCGCTACAGTAAATACATTACACATATTAGCTCCTTATTATGCACATAATATTAAATAACTAATCATATGTAAATTTTTAGTTAGTTTTTTTCAACATTAAATCAAACCATTCCTACACAACCTCGCGAACACAGGCTTATTCAGCCCAAGCTCGGTAATAATTTCGGACGGTTTCTTATTAATCTGCAAAGAATGTTCAGTGACCACACCATGCTTAACTGTTTTCACAACAGCATTCGGTAATTCTGATCGGCCGATACAGGATGAAAGGTAAACAAAACACTCGTCATTGTCTTGCAAATATTCCAAGGCCAGTTTACGGGCATAAAAATTAAGTGTCACGTCGGCTTTGCTGGCATCCTTTGTCCATGGACTTCCGCCGCCGATCGGGCAAGCCGTTCCATAAAAATCGCACGCCAGCTTCCGACCGGCCACGCCGCAATCGGCCACGGATGAATGATATTTATATGTTCCCGTGCCATTGACAATAATATTTTCCGGCTCCTCTCCCAGCGCCAAAACAATAAAAGTCGTCAGGTCAACATCTTTAAGCATCGGAACAGCCACAACCACCGTTTCCACACCGCCAAGCTCATTCAGTGTAATCTGCGTTTTGATGTCAATGCCCAAGTGGATGTTTTGCAAAGCATACTCATATAAAGCGTTACATAATTTTTTGGCCAGATATTGTTCGCGGCTGATGTTGCTCGTACCCTGACAAGCGTAACCGACAAATACCCCCTGATCACCCCAGCCGTCTTGTTCAACTCCTTGTGAAATATCTGCCGACTGTTTGCCGATAAGATTGATAATCTGCAGTTTCTCGGGATTAATGGCGTAATTTCCCCAACGATGGCTGTAAAACTTATCATACCCGATTTCCGCCAGCGCTTCGACAACATAAAAATTAATTCTTGCCAGGTTTACATCACCCGTGATTTCACCGCCTAACACAACCGTGTTACCTTTTACCATTACTTCAACGGCATATTTGACCGCCGAGTCTTGTTCAATCATCCTGTCTAAAATATAAGACGAAATATAATCCGCCATTTTGTCAGGGTGTCCAAGCGATACCGCTTCCGCAGTTTTTTTCATCACCGCTCCTTTATCAAGCATAAAAAAGGCCCGTAGGCGATATACCTGCGGACTCTAAAAAATATCAAAAAGGGCGGATTGTTCACCTCCGCCCCGATTATACCTGTCTTTGTAACCGTTTTTTGCTGATTTGTAAACCACGAAAATGTCAATGACATTTTAGGCATCCATATTGAATTTTAATAAGGGCTTTTTCATGGCGCAAGGCCAATATCTGCCGTGAAACGCCAAATTCCCGGCACAACAACTTCCAGGGAATACGGTTGGCTCTTTTCCAAACCAGCCGGCGTTCATCAACCGATAATATGGGCAGCCACTCCAGCATCACCTGTTCCCATAAAGATATCTGCTCCTGATTTGGACGGACTTTAAGCGGACGCTTGTCCATAAAAACAATTTCTTGCGGCGTGTAAATAATATCCGGCATACAACACCGGTATTTGGGAGCGCGGACAGCCGGCAAAAGCCTATCCACATAAGCGGCGGTTTCCAAATCTTGCTTGATTTTTTCAATTGTAATATCAGCCATCTTGCACCGCCTTTACCTTGCCAAGCACATCCGAACAAACATTCGCCAGAGTCTCCATCTCCGAATAAGCGATGCCGTTTTCCTTGCAAAACCATTTTCGGACAGCTTTTTTCCAGTCCACGGCAATGTATTTTTTACCGTTCATCCAACCGCGTGCCTCATTCCAGCGCACAAAAGCGGCCGGATCTATCGCGTAACCGCTTTCCCGACAATACGCCGCCACGTCCTCAACACTCGGCGCACCGGCGTAAACAGGCTTATCCACAGCCTCCGTCCCTTTATCTTTATCTACAGATTCACGTACATATACCGATTCATTCTCCGATTCATCTGATGGGGATGTCGGCACATTTGCTTGCTCTTTGTTGGAACTTTGCTTTGATTTTGCTTGACGTTTGCTGTTTTTTTGCTTGGCGCTGGCTTGACGCTTTTCACGGACTTCCAAATACTTGGCATTGTTTTTCTCAATTGTTTCCTGAATTAATGAAAAACGCTTTTTTACCGGGTCTGATAATTTAAAAGAAACATCTCCGTAAAAATTTTTTTCACACAGCGCAATTATTAAATCAGCTATCTGACTTTTCTTAAAATTATGCACAGCCGCAAGGAAATCTGCCGGATACAAAACAAAGGATGTTTTTTTATCCATTTTGCCCTCCGTCTTTAGAAGCCTTCTTTATATTTTTAATGCCCTGTATCCATTCCAGCGCCAAACTTGTGCGTTTGACCTCGTCTCGCACCATTTTCTCCAAGCGGTCGAGAGCGGACATTTCCAGATCCAATAAATAAATGACCGGAATTTTGCGTATCTCTTCCGTAACATAAACCGTGTGATCTTTTTTTCTCATGGCTGTTCCTTTCAAAGTTTGTTAATGACAACAGGAACACCCGCTGAAAATCAAAAATCGTTTCCGTTATTTTAATTTTTTTCTCATTTTTTCAAAAAAGCCGTAAATAGTCTTTTTACTGACATGCAGATCTCTGGAAATCTGATCAATGCTGTCGCCGCATAGAATACGTTTTACAATCTCTTTTTCCTTAGGTTCGGCGCAATTCATAATTTCGCTGACAATCAACCGTGTTTCCGTGTTTTCCTCAAAAGAAAACTCCTCATCAGCGTCATAGTCGGCCAATGAGGAGTATAAGAAATCGCGGCGATGGTATCTTTGCGTTAACAGGTTCGTGGCGTATTGCTTTATGGAATGCACCACTAAAGCCTCGTCCACATCCTGAACATTGTAAAACCGCCTCAAATAAAAAAGCAACAGCTCTTGAATTAAATCTTCCCGATCTTCATAAGAAAAGATCGGGGTTGACAACAATCTGCGAATTTGCGATAAAATTGTTATGCGGACATACGTAGGCAGTCCGTTAAAAACATTCAAGTTCATTGATAAGCCTCGTTAAATAATTGAATAGAGGCTTATTTTCAGGTTTAATCCATTTGCGTGCAATATACAGATAAAGCAATCATAAGTTGAAAATATACCACAGATGAGGACTTGACGTTATTTTAATAAAATATCGCCTGTGCAAAAATCTGTGTACAATCAAAAACTGAAGCCATACTTTAATCGCTGCTGAGACCAAAGCAATGGAATTTCCGATTCTAAAATTTTACGAAGGGAAAGTGTTTTGGGATAAACGCCATCCACAATGGCCGTCACAATATCCGGAGCAAGATACGTCATGCGCAACACTTTGCCGACATATTCACGGCTCAGACCTTCGCTCTTTGCCAAATCTTCGATAAACAGGTTTTCTTTTTTCATTTTATCCTGCCAAACAAAAGCTTTTATCAATGCCAAATATAATGGATTATTTTCGTCAGGTTTATATTTCTCGGGAGCGAATATTTTCAGTGAGCCGCGTTTCCGGCGTAAGCAGACGCGGTATAAAATCTCGTTTCTTTCACCGTTAATATTATTGGGAAACAAATCGTCTTTCATTTTATCGTCCATCAAACTGACGGCCAGTTCTGTATACATAATTTTGATACGATCAACATCCACGCGGATTTTTTGAATAAGCATAATCAATAGTTGGCGTAAAGTAATGGAAGACAATCTCTGAATAAAATCATCACCATCCTGTAATTTAGAAATAATTTGCACATCTTTAATATCAGGACGTATGATTTTTGCCCGTTCTATCAATCCGGAAAGGATTTTAGGCGATTTGATAATGCCTGCGATTTGCCGCAAGACGAAATTATCCATCTCGCCGGCGGGAATGCTTCCGATCTTGCAATTATTAAAGCCTTCCTTAACCGCGCGGAAAGAGGTGTAATATTCGTAAACTTTGTTCTTTTTATTTGATTTTGTGGAAATCATCGCTGCTTGGCAACAGTCGCAATAAATGAGGCCTTTAAGCAGAGCATGTTCAACAAAACGGGACGGCGCAAGTCTGCCGATGCGGTTCTGGCTTTTGATTTTTTGAACTTCATCAAATAATTCCTGTGAAATGATTGCATGATGCTGACCATCGTAAACTTTGTCTTTATGAGGAACTTTGCCGATATAAAGCACGTTTTTCAACATACTGCTCACGCGCATATGGGTGAATTTCCCATTTCCCTTGCTTAATGTGGTGTAACCATTGTTGTTTAGCCATTCCGCCACCGCAATTTCTGAACGAAAAATCAGATATTTTTCAAAAGCTAAACGCACAATTTTCGCTTCCTCGGGAATAATCTCCAATTTTTTATTCACGGAAACATAACCAAGCGGTAAAACACCACCCATCCACATGCCCTTCTTTTTGGAAGCGTCCACTTTATCCCGGATACGTTCGGTAATAACCTCCCGCTCAAATTGAGCAAAAGAAAGTAAAACATTCAGCGTCAGGCGCCCCATGGAATCATAAGTGTTAAAATTCTGCGTCACTGACACAAAAGAACATTGATTACGGTCAAAAATTTCAACAAGTTTTGAAAAATCAATCAGCGAACGTGTCAATCTGTCGATTTTATAAACAACAATCATATCAACCATTCCAGCCTCAACATCCTTTAAAAGCTGTTGCAAGGCCGGACGTTTCAATGTGCCGCCGGAAAAACCGCCATCGTCATAATGGGTGGGGATGATTTCCCATCCTTGATAAGCCTGGCTTTTAATGTAGTTTTCTCCGGATTCCCGTTGCGCTTCCAGCGTGTTAAATTCTTTTTCGAGACCATCTTCCGTTGATTTCCGGGTATAAACGGCACATCGTATGGTTTTCATTTATTCTCTCCCAATCCAAAGAAAAAGCGTCCGGAAATTCGTTTGCCCGTGATTTTTAAAGCAACCGCGGACAGACTTTTGTAATAAATCCCCTCAAATTGAAAGCCGGCGGTAGAAACAATAACATTATATTCTTTTCCGCGATAGGTCTTAACCAGACGGGTTCCAACCGGAGGAAGGCACGTGCCATCGTTGTCCTCGGCGTGTTTCAAAACCGTTTTACCAAGCAATAGGCTTTTAATGTGTTCCGGAACGCCGCCATAGGCGAGTTCTTGCATTCGATAGGCAAGTCTGGGAATATAAAAACGCTTGGTTTTCCAAATCGGCTCACTGTCAAAATATTGCCGCCACATTTCTTTTAACTCGCCAACACTCATATCGTTGAGCCGTAAAACGTCAGTTTCCACCATTTTCAACTCCTTTCTCAACAACATGAATGCTCTTTATTCTCTTATTATCCAGTCCTTTCTGCGGCAAATCCGGACTATCTTTTCCATCAATCAAAGTCAAAAGTTCCGGCAGTAAAAGTTGTATGATTTTTTGAATGTCTGTCAT